TAAAGACCCTGGAGGAGTGGCAGGCCGTGCCCGCCGAGTACCCTCCCGCCCCCGAATTCTGAGATGTCCCGGTAGCTTCGGCATCTGCCGGTTCGCATAACTGGCGAAGAACGTATCCCAGTCGCCCGGCGATCCCATCGCTCGATACACCTTCCAGGCCGACTTTCGAAGTAGTTTCAACAGTAATCGACACTCCGCACATCGGGGTGGTCCGGGCCTGATCGGCTTGCCGCAATCCCGGCACGGCTTGTTTGGTGACATCTCCGGAGTATAGACTCCGCCGCATCGCGCTCCCTTGGGAGCCTTGCGAGTCACAATTCGATGCCCTTCCGCCCTGATCATAGGGGCCTGGCACGATGACTTCGCAAGAGATCATCCCACGGCCCCAACATATTCCTACCGAAGAGTCGCGAACCTACGTGCGAAGGATGGCGGCTTGCGGTCTTGATCCAGACCAGATCTGCGACATCCTTAGTATCACTCTCGAAGAGTTCGAACAGTACTACCGGCACGTCTATCAGACCGGTACAAGTCAGATGGTGGTGGCAGTCGGGAGCGAGGTGATCAAAGCTGCCATCGACAGCAAGCACCCCCAGTTCTTCCAGTGTGCCTCCTTCGTGCTCCGCGCCCGAGGTGGCTGGCGTGACATCCGGGCTGTGGAGACCACACAGAAGGATCTTCCCGAGGAGCAGAAGCAGAAACTCATCGATCAGCTCACAGAGCGCATCCTGGCCGAGAAGGCGAAGGAAAAGGTGCCCGCGTGAGTGAGTCGGAGCTTCGAGCCACTCTCGGTGCCCTATCGCTGTGGGATCTCGCGCGGTTGGAATGGAAAACCCGCTGGCTGAAGATGGCCCGTCCAAAGCAGATCATCGATTTCAGCAAGGAACCCTATGACACAGTCTTTATCCATGCCGGTCGTGGCTTCGGTAAGTCACTCACTCTTGGCCAGTGGATTGCGGGTGAGCTATGCGATAACCCTAAAACCTTCGGGCACATCCTGGCCCCAACCCACAATGACATACGGTATGTTAACTTTGAGGGAGAGTCAGGAATCATCCGACAGGTCCCACCCTGCCTCATCAAGTACTACAATAAGACCGACTCCATCATCGAGTTCTACAACGGCTCCGTCCTCAGGGGGTTCTCTGCTGAGGAGTCTGAGAGACTCCGCGGCCCTCAATGCCACTTTCTCGCCTGTGATGAGGTTGCCGCCTGGGTCGATGATGTCCCAGCCTGGGAGCAAGCCAAGTTTGGTCACCGACTTGGGAAGCGGACCACCTGCGTCATTACCTCCACTCCGAAGCCCAAAGAGCTGATCAAGACCTTCTTCGCTGACAAGACGATCAAGAAGGTAGGCGGTAACACAGAGGAGAACAGGGCCAACCTCTCGGATAACTTCCTGCGACAGATGAACGTGCTGAAAGGCACTCGCTTGGGTCGCCAGGAGCTGGCTGGTGAGTTGCTCGATGCCGAAGAGCTGGGAGTCATCAAGCGTTCCCAGTGGCAGAAATGGCCCCATGATCGGCCACTCCCTGACTTCGAGATCATCCTGATGTCACTCGACACCGCTCTCTCCGAGGACGCGGTGGATGTCAAAAAGGATCCGGAGGGTCGAAAGACCGACTACACCGCTTGCTCTGTCTGGGGTGGCTGGCGTGAGCCGCTGAGTCGGGATGAGGAACAGGCACTCGATCAACGTCGTGATATCGCCTATCAGGAGATCCAGCAGCTGAAACGTGGGTCTCCTCGCGTCGTGTTGCTCGATGCCTGGCAGGAACGACTGGGATTCCCTGATCTGGTCGCCAGGGTCCGTAAGGCCCGGATGCAGCGGTACGGGATGGATTCCCTGGTACCTCAGATCACCCCTCTCTTTGGTCCCAAGCGGATGTACAACCAGGGGCGGGCGGCCGATATGATCCTGATCGAGGACAAGAACTCTGGCGTCTCGCTCCGTCAGCAGCTCCGCCGGGAAGGTATCCCGGTCATGCCCTACAACCCAGGGAAGGCTGACAAGCTCATGCGGTTGAATCTCGTGGCGCCACTCTTCGTACAGAAGATCGTGTACGCCCCGCTCACTTTCATCCGTACCTGCAACTACTGCCATACGCAGTGGCAGATCGGGCGTAAGGACGATGAGGTGTGCCCCGACTGCGGAGCGCCACAAACCGAGTCTGATCAGGGAAGGAACAGCAACACTTTCTCGGCGTGGGCAGAGCCTCTAATTGGTCAGATGTGCTCCTACGCGGGTGAATACTCCATTCCCCATGACGATCTCATGGACTCGGCCACCCAGTCTCTCCTGTGGCTCTCTCGTAACTGGCTCCGCCTTCCTGTCTATCAAGAACGACAAGTTGGCAAACAACGGACTCCCAAAGGTTTAAACCCATATGCGGCCTAGCCCTCCAACTTTTGTGAAATATGGGCATAAGGCCCTCCAGTCGGAAAAATGGTTCCTCTGGTGGCTATGTTCTACCTGCTTCCTGTTTGGATATGCCATCTGGCTACCCTGGAACAGGGTCAAGGGTGAGATCAGGAGCATCCTCCATGGCTGATCAGAACGACCAGAGCCTCTCTGGAATGGTGGGGCAGTCAAACTCTGGCCAGTCCGACTACGAGATCACGGAGAATGCTGACGGATCCGCCAACATCGTAGAGAAGAAAAGCGGAGAGTCTGAGCAATCAAAGGCCTTCTACCGAAACCTCGCTCTAGAACTCTCCGAGGGCGAGCGCCAGACCATCGCCACTTCCCTCCTGGAATTGATCGATAAGGACATCCAGGATCGCAAGCGACGCGATGAGCAGGTAGCCGAGGGTAAGAAGCGCATGGGTCTCGAAAAGGAGACCATCGGCGGGGCTAACTTCTCGGGAGCCTCCCATGTCACGCATCCGATGTACATCAAGGCCTCGATCGACTTCGAAGCCCGCACCATCAAAGAGTTGTTCCCGCCGGGCGGGCCCGTGCGTGAATATATGGCGGGTTCGGTCTCGACTGACGGTCTTGACCGTTCGCGCCGTAAAGCCCGCTGGATGAACTATCAGCTCACGCAGCTGATGCCCAACTTCCGGCACGAGAGTGAGCAGCTGTTCATAAATCTCATCATGGATGGCAACGAGTACATGAAGCTCATTCCTCCAGGCCCTGACGGGGATATCCGTAATGTGGATCACGAGTGGATCCCCATTGACGACATGATCCTCCCCTACGCGGCCACCAACTACTATTCGGCTGAGCGGCGCACCCATGTTCAAAGGATGACGGCCCAGGAATTCGACCGTCGTATCCGCACCAAGATGTATCGCACGATCCCGAACATGGGATCTCCGGTACAGCCAGAAGAGACTGAGACCCAGCAGGTCATCTCCAAGGTAGAGGGCAAAGAGAGCGACCAGTCCAACCCGGATGGCCTGCGGATGGTCTACGAGTGCGACTGCTTCTTCGAGATCCGCGACCCGGACAAGAAGGGATCGCATACCGAGAGGTTGCAGGAGGACTCGGAGGAATCGGGAGAGACCATCGAGAAGGCTGATGACGAGGCCAACGAAGTAGGGCCGATGCCTTATCTCATCTCGATCGACATGACCACCAAGGAGGTGCTGTCGATCTACCGTAACTGGGAGGAAAAGGATTTCTTCTGCAAGAGACTCGACTGGGTTGCAGAGTTCCCCTTCATCCCGTTCCGTGGTGCCTATGCGCTAGGACTGCACCACATCATTGGCGGACTGTCGATCGCCGCCACCGGCGCCCTGCGCGCCCTCTTGGACTCCGCCCATATCAACAACCTGGCGGGCATGATCAAGATCAAGGGAGCGGCTGGCACTGGCCAGAACATCCGGATCAGCCCCACCGAGGTGACCGAGATCGAAGGAACCGGCGATCAGGACGACATCCGTAAGCTGATCATGCCGGTGCCGTTCTCGCCCCCGTCCCCGGTGCTGCTCAACCTCCTCGGTCTCCTCGGAGAACAGGCGGAAGATGTCATCCGCACCACCATCGAGGAAGCCCAGGCGAATGGGGATGTCCCGGTAGGAACCACTCTGGCTCGTATCGAGCAGGGCATGGTGGCCTTCTCCGCGATCCATGGACGCATGCACAACGCCATGGACCGGCTCCTAAAGATCCTTCACCGCATCAACAAGACCTGGCTCGATGACAAGGTCGTCGTGGAGCTGCTCGGTGAGCAGCTGGTCACGCAAAAGGACTTCGAGGGTCCTCATGATGTGATCCCGGTCTCGGACCCGAATATCTTCTGCGAGGTGCAGCGGTACGGTCAGATTCAGACCGTGGCCCAGCGGGCGCTACAGCTGGCGGTGACCCCAGGCGGCGCCGGCATCTACGACATGCGCAAGGTGGAGGAGCTGATTCTCAAGCAGATGAAGCTCCCGAACGATGGGAAGGATCTCCTCGTTCAGAAGCTAGAGCCGCAGCAGCTGAACCCGGTGAATGAGAACGTAGCTCTGTGCCTCGGACGCCCGATCGTGGCCTTCCCCCAGCAGGATCACGAGGCTCACATCAACACCCACTGCGACTACTACGAGAATCAGTTCTTCCAGACGGTCATCGGCGGAAACCTCCAGGCGATGCAGGGCCTCATGCAGAACCTAAAGGAGCACATCATCTTCTGGTACGCCACCAAGGTGCATGAGATCGCGTCGGAGCAGGCTAGCCAGGTCGCTAAACAGTTGGACCCGGACGCCGAAAAGGTTGACATAGGAGAGCTGCCGCAAAGTACCCAGCACGATCCGCAGATCAGTCAGCTGTACGACCAGATGCTGGCTAAGACTTCCGCGATCGTCATGCAGCAGGCCATGCAGAACCAGACCCTCCAGAGGGCGGTTCAGGTCATCGGTCAGTTGCAGCAGGCCATCCAGCAGATGATGCCTCCTCCGATGATGGATCCTGGCCACGCCCAGATGATGGCCGCTCAGCAGAAAGGCGAGCAGGCGAAACTGGAGCACCAGGACCGCCAGCAGGCCAACACCGTCAAACAGCAGGACAGCCAGGGGAATCAGCAGACGAAGCTGGCGATTGCCCGCGAGCACGAGCAGGCCGAGACTGCGCGCACTCAGATGAAGGAAGCGGCCAAGGCTCAACAGACCCAGCAGCAGCTACAGGCCGACATGCACCTCGAAGGTCAGCGCATCAACAACGAGATGCAGATAGAGGGGCAGCGTCAGGCCAACGAGCAGCACTCCATGCACATGGATCACCAGATGCGTCATCAAGAGCATCAGGACTCCATAGCTATGGAGCAGCAGAAGGCCGAACTTCAGCAAGAGCAGGCCAAAGACGCGAACGATTTGAAGCAACAGCAGATTTCCGCCCAAGCAAAGGCGGCTCAACAATCAGGAGATTCCAATGGCTGATGTTCCCAAGGCAAACAAGGGCATTCCGAACGAGAAGGTCCCTCAGCGCTACAAGCTGGCGACCACAGGGAAGCCGTATTCCCAACATAAGGGCTCCACGCTCCCAAAGAGCATGAAGCCGCGAAGCGGGAGAGGAAAATGATTCAACCCACGGTAGGTAGAGTGGTCTGGTACTGGGATGTCTCCGGCACTATCCCTGAGCAGACTCAGCCCCACGCAGCTCTGATCGCCCACGTCTGGACAGACCGGATGGTGAATCTGGTCGTATTCGACGCCAACGGAGTGCCCTATTCGCGTACCAGTGTGACTCTCGTTCAGGACGGCGATGAAAAACCTCAAGGCCGTTTCTGCGAGTGGATGCCCTACCAGAAAGGGCAGGCTGCTAAGACTGAACAGCTGGAGAAGCTCTTCACTTGAAGCAGCTGATCGACCAACTTCATAAGGCCATCGAGGAGGCGAAGCTTCAATGCGCCTCCCGGCGGCCCTCTATGGACCTGCCCCCGGAATACCTATTCGGGTACTGCCAGGGAAAGTACGTTGGCCTCAATGAGGCCCTGAAGATCGTTCGTGATGTTCTCCTGGCGGAGAACGAAGAAGAGGAATTCAAATAATGTCAGGCGTCAATCTTGCCCACGCCATCTCCTACGACTACCGATCTGTAGAAGAGGCTTTCCCGGAAGTCCGTCATGGACGTGTCCCTCTCCTGACCAACTACATTGTTCAGGTCCGTAGGGCTATGGCCAAAACCAAAGGCGGAATCTTCCTGACCCAGTCTGCCAAGGAGTCAGAGGTTCAGCTGTGTACGGTTGGCAAGGTGGTGGCTATTAGCCCCCATGCCTTCCACTACGCGGATGGTCGCCCCTGGCCCGAGGGCCCGTCCTTCCAAGTCGGTGACTACCTACAGATCCCTCGGTTCGGCGGCAACCGCTTCTCGGTGAAGCTGAACGAAGAGGAGGAGATCGTTTTCGTGGTGTTCGATCACCTACAGCAGATCTGCAAGATCGAGGATGCGAGCGTAGCGCTAGCGATCACCAGTTATCTATGAGCATCGTAGGACCGTTAAAGAGAGCGCAAATTGATGCGACTCATGCAGTGAATGGCAATGGATCCAAGGTAAGGCTATTCACTGGCGGGAATCCTTCCTATTCGAGCCAGGTGGATGGCCTCAGCATTTCTGAGATCCGTAGACAGTTCCTACAATTCGCCAAACTATTCCAAGAGGGCTCTGTTCATCTGCGTGGCGCTTTCCCGGACATTGTTCAGGACTCTCAGGCTGAGGAGGCGAACTTGGAGAATCTCATCCTGATGGCCAGGGTTCTCAAAGAGTCCTTGAAGGCCAAGAGAGAAAACACCCCGGAAGGGGAATGGTTGATGGACTGAAAAAAGAACAGGCCCCTCGGGGAAGAGGGGCCTGGGCCTGGTTGCTAACTCCCGGTCGGTTTGAGAGTTCGCTCGCGCAGCAACATTATCAACCACGGGTATGAGTCATGGCAACTGCACGAGCCGCCGCCCACATTGGGGCTGGCGATGACGATGAGCTGGAGATGGAGAGCCAGCTAGGAGAAGAGGGTCACCAAGGCCTTGAAGATGGCAGTGAGGATGGTGGCGGTGGAAAGAAGGCAGAAGGAGCCGCTGACAAAGATGAAGGCGCCCGTCAGCCAGTCGAGGAAGTACGGCTTGCGGAAGGTGGCGAGGCCGAGATAGATGATCAAGGCCAGGATCCCGAGGGCAAGGGAACCGGTGAACATCAGCGTCATGACGGCAAGAAGTCCCGTAAGCAACGGCAGGACCAGTATCGTAGGGCCGCCCGCCGACTTCGTGAAGAGAGGGATTTCGCCCTCCAGCAGAACTTCGAGATCATGCAGCGGTTGGCTGCTCTGGAGGGATCTGCTCTGGAGACGAGGCTCCTAACTATTGACGGACGCCTTACCGAATACCAGAATGATGCTGACCAAGCTCTATCGCTTGAGTCTCAAGCCCTCACGCAGGGCGACAGCGAGGCTCTCCGACAGGCAAGGTTAATTCGAGAACAAGCCCTCTCCAGGGCTTCCGTCTTAAAGACGGAGAAAGACCGCCTCCAGCAGGCGATCACCCAGCGGGCTTCCCAGCCCCAGCGACCCAAGCAGCAGCCCCTTCCTGGGCAGGCTGAAATCAACCAACTCGCAGCTCGCTTCAGCGCCGATAAGCCCTGGCTGAAATTCTCCCAGGAGGGACCGGCAAACCGCGAGACCGCAGTCCTCCACGCGATTGATCTCGCGATGCAAGCCGAGGGGCGGTTCCACGCAAGCGAACCTGAGTACTGGTCAGAACTAGACAGACGTGGACGTGCCGCCCTCCCACATCTGTTTGGCGAAGGTGAGGGAGGCGATCTGGAAGACGAATTGGACACGACGGTTCAGCAAACTCAGCAACGACAGGCCCCAACGCAAAAAGCAGCTCCACAGGCTGAAAAGCGCGTTGCTAAGGGTCCTGCTGTCGCCGGCTCCGGCCGGCAAGCGAATGCGGGTGCAACCACGAAGCGACTTTCTGCCGAGCGAGTTCAGGCTCTACGTGACCTTGGTTTGTGGGGTCCTGGCCTGTCCGCCGCCGATAAGAAAGAGCAAGCGGAGTACATCAAGTACTTCGATCAACACGATCGTGACAACGGAGTCAACTGAGATGGCCAAGAACACTGACGCCAGTGAAATCCTGATCGAGCGTGAGCGCTCGGGGCGCACCGCCGAGAAGTACGAGAACACCAAGGCAGCCGACCAGCGCAAGCCTCATTCGGATGAACGCGGGCTATCCAAGGCCGAGATGATCGCGCGGTTCCGCACCGAGATGTTCAACAACGTTCTTCCTCAACCCCCGGAGATTCCGGGGTACCACTGTTGCTGGCTTTCGACCACCAATCAGTATGACCCGATCGCGCACCGTGAGGCCATGGGCTACGAGCGCGTGACTCCCGAAGAGATGCCCGGCCTACAGCACATCACGATCGACCAGGGCCAGTTCGCTGGCTGCATCGGTCACAAGGAGATGGTGCTCTTCAAGCTGCCAAGCGATCTCTACCAGGCCTATATGAAGGTCGCGCACCACGAGCGTCCGTATGAGCAAGAGGAGCGTGTCCGAGACACCGCCAGGTACGTGAAAGAGATGGCACGAGAAGGCGGTGCTGACGTGTACCTGGGCGACGGAACTGCAGATTTCCTCAACGCGCGGCAGCGCCGCGAACCTACCTTCACCGAGTAACGAGACATGGCACTTACGCAGACTCCATATGGCTTGCTGGCGCGGTGGCACCCGAGCGGTCAGGCGCGTTCGAACCAGTACGAGAACGTCCTGCTGTCAGGTCAGACTCCGGCCATTTATTACGGCTCCCCCGTGATGCTGGCACGTGGTGCCAACTCCACTACTGTGAGCGTTCCGACCTTCCAGGCAGGCGGCACTGCTGGTACGGCGGTTTCGGTTGCGGTAGGCGCGACTGTCGCGACCAACCAGTTGGTCCTTCTGCCCGCCCAGATGACGGCTAGCGGCACCAACTCAGGATCGGCGGCCGGTAACGGCTTCTGCAAGCTCCTGGGTTCGTTCGCCGGTGTGGAGTACACCGATATCAACGGTCGCCGGCAATACTCGAAGTTCTGGACTTCGGGCCTGCAGACCTATCCCGGCACGTACACCATCGCCTATGTCTGGGATGACCCGGAGAACGTGTATCAGATCCAGGCGGATGCTGCGGTATCCACTATCTCGGGCCTCACCACGGCGGCCTTCCCTGCTCTGACCGGTCTGCAGTTCAACCTGAACGCCGCTGACCTTGGTGTGGGTGGTAACCCTGCCGGTAACGCGGTCCCGGTCGGCCAGAGCGCGCAGCGACTGGCGGTTAGCTTGATCGCTACTGCCGGTAACCAGGGCCAGCTCATGGTGGTCCAGGCTCCTGACACCTCCAGCCCGGTTGGCAACGTCTCGGATGCTTTCCCGGATCTCTACGTGAAGATCGCCTTCCGTCAGGTCGGCGCCTCCTTCGTCGCTATCTAATCGGAGTAGTTCTAAATGGCCGCACCAATTCGGAGTTCAGACCTTAAGGCGGTTGTCGAGCCGATCCTGAATAAGGTCCATGACGGTGTCATGCTCCAGCGTAAGAACGAGTGGGAGGAAGTCTTCACGGAAGTGAAGGGTACTGCCCGCGCCTACCACGAGGAGCCGATGCTGTTTGGCTTCACGGCGGCCCCGGAAGTCCCGGACGGTCAGCCGTACGTCTACCAGCAGGGCGGCACGCTGTTCATTCAGCGCTACGTCTACAAGGTCTACGGTATGGCCTTCGCCATCACCAAGGTCCTGGCTGAGGACGGCGACCACATCCGAATCGGCAAGATCTTCGCGGAGCACGCGACCCAGTCCCTGATCGAGACTCAGGAGCTTCTGGGTGCCAACACCATCAACCGCGCCTTCAACTCCGCCTATGTTGGTGGGGACGGCGTCTCGCTGGTGAATCCCTCGCATCCGATCTACGGCGGTTTGACATTCTCGAACCAGCTCAGCTCTGCGGCGGCTCTTTCCCAGACTTCGCTTGAGCAGTTGCTCATTCAAATGCGAAGCGCGGTGGATTCCACGGGCCGCAAGATCCGCGTGGAGCCCTATAAGCTGGTCCTAAGCCCATCCAACCTACTCCAGGGTGAGGTGCTCTTGAAGAGCGTCCTGCGCACTGGAGCGATAGTGAACGACATCAACCCGGTCCCGGCCATGGGCCTACTCAAGGGCGGCCAGGCCAACCTGGCGCGTCTCACCTCCAACTCGGCCTGGTTCATCCTGGCGAGCAAGGAGAGCGTCAAGATGGGCCTGCAGATGGTCCGGCGCCGAGGTGTGGAGCGCTCCATGGAGGGCGACTTCGAGACTGATTCCGCCCGGTACAAGTTGGGTGAGCGCTATGCGCCGCACTCTTGGACTGATCCGCGCGCGCTTTGGGGCACGCCGGGCCTGTAATAGGAGACCCGAATGGCTCTTTCCGTAGTTCCTGGACCGATCGCTACGATCGGGAACCAGAGTCCGATCCAGAACCGAGACTTCGAGGCCGGTCCAAGTGCCTTCATGGACGGCACGGCCGTCACGGACGATCGTTTTGCCATGACGCAGGGGGCCTTCCCCAACCGCATCTATGCGCTGAACGCGAGCGACTATATCTGCACGGTGGACGGCTTCCCGACTGCTTCCGCTACGAACAACGTAGTGGCGGCTCAAGGCGCCTCGGCCACGGCCGGTACTTCTTTGACTCTGGCATCTGGAACGGTCCAATCGGCCGTAGCCAACGTGCCGCTCGCTCCTTGGGTCCTGACGACCGATGTCTACGGAAATCGGTTCTACACCCCGCCAGGAATTCAGGCATCAACGGTCACCGTCGCTCCGTTGACGTTGGATTTCGGCATGGTGGCCGGAACGACGTTCACCTCGACCACAGTCACCCTGTCTACGACTCAGGGTCCTGGCTACGGTGTGGTGCCGGTGCAGTATGCCGGCCAGACGGTCAACAAGAACCAGATCGTCCAGCTGCAGACCACGAACCATGTGCAACCGGAGCTGATGTTCTCTCCCGGCCAGTACATTATCGTGGCGAATGCGGGCAACGCGGGGGGCACGGCTCCTCTGATCACTCAGGTTCTGGCGATCGACTATGTTAACCACTACCTGTATGTCGCCAACGCTGCCCAGTCTGCCGTAACTAACGGTGGAATCGGCAACGCTAACCTGTACGGACCTACTCCGGGGATCGCGTACTGGCCGTATCAGCAGGACGGAGCAACCATCCTGTTCGATCCTCGCCAGGGTCTGTCTCGTGTCCTCTCCTATGTCAGCACCAACGCGGGTGATACCACGGTGACGCTGACTACTTCGGGATGGGATGTCTACGGTATCCCCATGACCGAGACGATCACCCTGAACGGCACTACTGCGGTGGTGGGTAAGAAGGCCTTCAAGTCCATCAAGTCGGTTGTGACGGGCGTGGCTTCTTTAGTCGGTAACGTGAATATCGGAACTCAGGCTACTGCCAACGGTGTGGTCGGGCTGAATCTTCGCGCGGACACGTTCTCGTACATGAACGTGGCGGTCAATGATGCTCAGGTGTCAGCCAATACGGGCTTCACCAAGGCAGATCTGACCTGGCCTACGACTGCGGCCACGGGTGATGTGCGAGGTACCTATGCGCTGCAAACGGCCGCTAACGGCTCGACTCGTGTGTACCTGCAGGTGAACCCCTCGCAGTACAACTGGGCTCAGGGTACGAATCTAACTCCGCATCTGGTATTCGGTAATACCCAGTTCTAAGGGGCTTGAATGCGGCCGATCCGCTTCACTATTACGGGGACGGGGACCCAGATCGTACCGCTGGATTGGCGTGCCAGTCCGACGAATATCCGGATTTCGGTCTCTATCAGCGCAACTGCCACGTATTCCGTGGATGCAACGATGGATGATCCATATAACCCAGCAGTGGCACCTACCTGGAACGGCGGAGGTATCACTGCTCCGATTGCATCAGGAAGCGCTGCGGCTAGTACCACGATCACCGCACCCTTCACTGCACTACGAGCGAATGTGACAGCTAGCACTGGGTCAGTGACCTTTGAGATCATCCAATCTGGAGACTCAGGAGGGGCCTAATGGGAAAGATGCGATCAGGTTGGGATTTCCTACCGGAACATGGTTTCCATGGATCGGCCAACAAAGGCATGACCCATGTGGGCGGCTATACCCGTAGCAAGCCGAAATTCGCCAAGGGTGGTGGAGTCAAGGGTCCGACCGATGCCAAGACGGGAAAGTCCATCCCCGCAGCCAAGATCCCAACTCCGACAGTAGGAGAGAAGGGCCCCGATTTAAAAGTGGGGTTCCCTGGCAATCACCTGGCCTTCGCCAAGGGCGGGCACTTCAAGCGTGAGGATGCTGAGCCGCATGAGAATCAGGAAGGCTATACCCATCGGGAGCCTGAGCAGGGAGAGCATCTTGAGGCCCGGCGCGGCGGCAAGATCCGTAAAGCCAAGGGCGGACCGGTCCATAACCATTTCAAGAGTAGCCACAGGATCGAGAGCAAGCCGATTGGCCTACATCATCCGAACGCTGGTCACCCTTACAAACATCATGCCCCTCCTCACAAGAACGAGGGGCACAAGTCCTACTTCGCAGGAGGCGGGATCGCTCGTCCTACCGGGATGCCTCGCGCTCCGGTCATCGGGATGAAGAAAGTCCGTCACTCTCCGGCGATGGTCGGTGGGAAAGGAATGGGTCGGCCTCAGCCAGGAGTCCCTGGGCTTCCCGCAGGCGGTACTCCCTCGATGGGACAGCAGCCGATGAAGCCCCGTGGAATGGGTGGCGGGATGGGCTCGATGGTGGGTACGCCGATGAAGAAGGGCGGCAAGTGCTGAAGTGTCAGCTGGGGTCCTCCAGTCTGGATCAGTAGCCCTAGGGAGCCTCGGCGGTACCCGTTCGGCCAGCTTCCACGTTGACATTGTTAACCCAACCGGGATGGAGCTTCTGACTTGGGCCCATGCTTTCACCTACGTGATGGCCCATATCCTTCCCCTCCCGTACCTTATGGAGGAGGCAGCCTTCGAGCTTTGGGCCACACAGATTGCCCAGGAGCCGACTCTAACTCCATTCGACATCCCCTATCCGCAAGGCCGTTCGTGGCGAGAGTGGGCCTATTCTGTGAATAATGCCCTCTCGACGGCTGCTGGCGGATAGCGATACAGTAGCGCATCTTTCTGGCTGCCCCATGCAGGGCTTACGCCACTTCGGTTCCTTACGGAGTCATCCTGCATGGCGAGTTTTGCCAACGGCACACAATCCAACGTCCTGAAGCTCATCTTTCAGGCCGTCAACTGGGCGAATATCGCTGATAACACAGCGACATCTCCCGCGACTAGCCTTTATGTCTCTCTTCACAACGGGGATCCGGGTGAAGGGGGATCTCAGACGACCAATGAGACCGCGTACACCAACTACGGTCGTGTTGCGGTAGCTAGAACTACGGGCGGGTTCACGGTCTCGGGAACCTCACCGGCAACCGTAAGCAACACCGCTGCGATCAACTTCCCGCAGTGTGGCGCGACCGGCGACACGATCACCCACTTCGGCATTGGACTGGCTTCCTCGGGCGCCGGAACGCTCCTGGCCTCCGGTACGGTTGGATCGGGACCAGCCCTGGAATTCACCGCTACCTCGGCCTCTCCCGGCGTCCTAACGGTCCCTAATTCCTCCTTCTCGGTCAACAACCGGGCCTCTGTGTACCCGACCGCTACCGGCACCCTACCTTCCGGTCTAACGGAAGGGACTGTCTACTACATCGGCACGGTCTCCGGAACGGCGGTCACGCTGTCTACGACTTCCGCCAACGGATCTCCCGTCAACACCTCCTCTGTGGGCGCTGGCGTGATCATTCTACAAACCCCTCTGGTGGTGGCGACCAACATCACTCCCTCGTTCGCTATTAGCGCCCTCGTGGCCAAACTCTGGTAAGGATCTATGTCTAGCAATAGCTGGTGCCAAACCCTAGTCACTGCCCAGGTAGCAGGATCCGCGCTGACCGCTGCGGCGGCAGCTTCCTGCCTTCCGCCGGCAGCCCGTTTCACCTTCCCCGCCAACTATCTGAAGATTGGCGACCGGTTCAACATCCGCGCCTGCGGAATCATCTCCTGCGTAGCGACTACGCCGGGCACCGCAAGGTTTGACATACGTGTCGGCTCAGCGGTGGTCTTTGATTCCCAGGCCATGAGCCTGAACACCACTCAGCAGACCAACGTGCCGTGGTGGCTCGACATCGAGTTGACCGTGCGCACGATCGGTAACTCCACCAACGCGACCATCATTGGACAGGGCGTCTGGTCCTCGATCGCGGTAGTGGGCTCTCCCACGGCCAGCACCGGAAGCAACGGAATCTTCTCGTTGCCGGTGAGTGGTGGTGTGGCGGCCGGGGCTGGCTTCGATTCGACTGTGTCGAACACTTTCGACATGTTCTTCACCCAGACGGTTGCTACCGGGTCCATGACCGTGCAGCAGTACAGTTTGACGTACGCCACCTGATCCCATGTGGTTCGGAGCCCATAACCGGGGATACAACAGTGTGCAAGGCGATGGCGCCTTCATCAGCAGTGGTGTTCTCACAGTACATCGAGCAGTAGGTGGCTTTGGATCCAAGGCCACCGCTGCTCCGCTGTATTGGAATGACTTCGAAGGGCAGAACATAGGAGATAGCTACCTTGCCTGCGGCATGGCCAACTTGGGCAATGATGGTATTGCCACCGTCCAGGTCGCGAACGACCGGGCGTTCAGTGGCACCAAGAGCCTCAAGTGTATCTACCCAGTCAACGCCTCCACAAACGCCTCCGCCTTCCCCAGAGTTGGGAACAATGTCCCAAACTCCCAGTCGATTTACATCTTCTGTAAAGAATACTGGGCTATGACGGTCGGGTCGGTGCAGAACGCCTTCATTTTCAAGCATGCCCGTGCTGGAGGTGGAGCGGCCTACACTGGATCTCCGCACGTCTATCAGACAATCCGTCCGAATGCATCAGGGATCGACACGGGAGGCGACTCGGGCTACGTCACGGCTACGACCGGGACATCCTATAGCCAGGAGACTTTCGGGACTGTCATCTCGCCCCTCAACGCCAACGTATGGAACACCGACGAGTACGCCTATAAGCTAGGAACTGTCGGCGCCACCAACGGTGTCTACCAAGTCATCATCAATGGCAAGGACAATGTCGGGGGGAAGGTCTACGATGGCAGCGGGGTCCTACTAACTGGCTCAGCTGGGTACTGCAATAATAACGACAACGTTTCCAACGCCATAACCTGGGCGATCTCGATATTTGATGGGCTAGACCAGTACGGAATCGGCAATCAGTGCTCCGTCTGGATGGACTGTTCGTATGTCGATACGACCCTCCAGCGCTGCGTAATGACAGACAATGCCGTCTACGCCTCATCGACCAAGTTCATGGTGCAGATCCCGACAGCATGGACTGATACCAACGCTGTGTTCACGTACCGAAACGATGGATTCGTCGCCGGCGCCACCGGATGGATCCATATGTTTAATGCAAACGGTGTTGAGGTTATTGCCTACCCGGTCACGGTGCAGTAATGGCCTTCAACCAGGGAGTCAAGGCAACTACGGCAGCGGCCAGCTCGCTAGCTTCAGCGGCCACAAACTTCAGCGGCTCGAACTTCCTAGCCTCTATTATCGTGGTGCCTGCCAGTAACACGGTTAGTAGCTTTGTCGATAGCTCCTCAAATACCTGGGTGGCGCATCCGAGCACCACTCCTCAGACGATCACCGGCACAAACGCCAGAGCCTATTGCTATACGGTCACCAACCCCACGGTGAGTGCATCCCAGACCTTCACAGCTAACTTCGCTTCCGCTGACATAGCCTTCCTAGCGGTGATCGGCCTTTCTGGACGAGCCACGGCTTCTGCAATCGATGCTTCTGGATACACCAGTGAGTCCACGGGAGTCACCAATCACACCGGTGGCGCTACGGCCAGCCAAAGCGTAACCGGTGATGACATCATCGCCCTCTTCTGGGATGACGAGGGTGTTAGTGGTGGTCGGTCGCTTACCTACACAGCGGGCTCTGGCTTCACCCTTCCGGGATCCATATCGAATGCCGATGGTCGGTTCTTCATGACCGGTGGTATCGAGTATCAAGAGAACGTCGGGACGACGGGCGTCACCACCACATGGACAAGTAGCTCCGCCAATATTGGCGCCGGATACATCCTCGCTGTGAAGGCTGCTGCCGGCTCAAGTGCTTTCGCCCGTCTCCCATATCCCAACTACGTCAGGCATTTCATCTAAGAGGCTTCCATGGCTGCCAACGGTTTGATGTATACGGTCAGCTTCGAGAACACCACCATCACCAACGCGGTGCAGGACATCTGGGAGTTCGTCGCGGCTGCTGGCGTCTCGATCTTGATTCACTCAGTACGCCTGACGATCGCTCCGACGATCACCTCGGGCGTAGCTCAGGACGTTCGCATCCGCTTGCAGATGCAACAGCGCACCACCACTGGCTCAGGTGGCACGGCGCAGACTCCGCGAGCGCTCAATCGCCGCAATACGGTGGCAGCAGCGACCACCTGTAACTCCGGTGTGACCACCCCCGGCACCTCTGGAGTCATCTGGCCTGGAGCGGACTACATCTCGATCGTGGTGCCCTACGAGCGCATCTTCACCCCGGATCAAAGGATCCCGGTATCAGGTGGTGCCCGGTGGAACTTGTCGCTTCTGGCGGCCCCTGGAGCTGGCTACAGCGCCTCCTCAGAGGTCTACTTCGAGGAAATCTAACCTCGGATCGTCTATCGAGGGATAGTCCATGGCTAGCGGCACGGGGCTGATACCGTATACCAGCCTCGTGCTGGTGGAGAACCCAGAGTGGGGTCGGCAACCCGACCGCACTCAAACCCTGCACGCCTTCCGTCAGACCTATCCCGCCACCGGCGGGGCGGCTCTGACGGGCGTCATGGCCTCGGGGTCCCTCCTCTACGGCAATCTCTTCGGCTCTCCCCCTCCGCAGGGAACCTCCCTGGTTCCGATCAATCAGGTGGTGCTGGTTGAAAATCCGGAGTGGGTCCGCCAACCCGATCGGACTTCGCAGCTCTTTGCGTTGCTGCCTTCCCAGAGCCCGATCATCACCCAGGTGGTGCAGGGATACATCCCAGCCCCCATGGGTCGATCGGGAGCAGGATCGGTCCTGGGAGACTCGCTCTTCTTTCTTCCGCCCCTGTCCTTTACCCCGCCCACCTTCGTGGTGCCCATGGCGGGGCTGTCGATCTCGGGATCGGTTTTCTCGGCTTTACTTACCCTGGTCCCGCCCCGGATCGGATTTATTCCGCAACCAGGCCCTGGATTGGGATCACCATTCAACCCGAACCAGTTTGTCCCGCAGCCCGGAGACACCTTTAAGTCCTCTGGGACTATCCTTTCGCTATCCGGGCTCATCAACAGCGGCTCTGTGATCTATGGCGAGATGGTCGGTGCCGGGGCTCTTGGCGGCACGTTGCCGGTCACCTCACTGCTGTTTGGTCCAGCTACGGCTATCCCGATCGGGACGATGTCTGGGGTCTCTTCTTCGGGCAGCGTAGCCTATGGATCCCTACAAGGGGATCTACAGTTAAGTGGTCTATTAGTTAGCGGATCGGTCTTTACCGTGCAACAGATCGGAGGTGCTTTCGTGCCTCTCGTGCCCATGACCGCCGTCACCGACGTCCGCCTCAATATCGGATATCAGCCCTGGAGAGTGCATAGGGATGATGTAATCGGGTAAAGTCCCGGTAATAGGGCATGCTCCCTTCGGGTCGAGCGGGCCTCAGTGTCAGGTTAACATTGAGGCCCTTCAGTGACCGTACTCTGCGGCGATCCGACCTTTTCCAGTTATTCCATAACGGGGCCATCCGGAAATGATGGGGCCTACCTTGCTCCCATTCCGTATGTCGCCACCTCCTCCGGGACGGTCTCGACGCTCTTCGCCTATCTGAACCCTGTTAGCGCGCAACAGTTCGTGATGGCGCTCTACGATGGCACTCAGCAGCTCCTGGTGTACTCCGCCCCGCAGACTATTCAGCCCGGCGGAGGCCTCATCCCATTCGCGGTGACTCCAACCCCAGTTATCGCAGGGCAGGCCTACCAGATAGTTCTTTTCCCACAAGGCACGGGGGCTTTCACCTTCGGAACCGATACGGCCAGTTCTGCCAGCGCCTACCATGTGACCGGCGCTAACAGCACATTCCCAACTCCACCGTATAACCTCGCCTCCGCCATCCCGATTGGCTATAGTGTTCCCACCTTCTTTGCGGACGGGGATTCGCAGGCGCAGGTCATCACTCCCAGTGGAGTGATCGGTCAGATGACCTTCACGGTGGAGGAAGTCTTCGAGCGGGCCTTCAACCGTTGCAAGATCCGAACGTCCCTCATCTCGGATGAGATGATCCGTATCGCTCGTCAGGAACTGTTCATGTTCCTGACTTCCGACCTGGCAAACCGTGGCCCGCAACTCTTTGCGGTTGACATTGTCCTGTTGCCCTTCACCGCTCATCTAGCCGGTGTAACCATGCCTCCGGGGACTATCGATGTCCTGACGGCCAATATCCGGCAGCAGAACCCCTTACAGCTGAGTCCGTCACCGACCTTCACCTTCACCACCCAGATCCGGATCAACACCGTGTCGATCACCTGGGCCGGTCCTGCGGTCCCGGTGCAGGTGTGGGCGGACTCAACCTTGGTGGCGAGCGTTCAGCCCAACGCCCAGGCGGGCGAAACCACCATGATTGATCTGGATGGCGCTCCTCCTGCCCTGACGTGGTCTGTAGTGGCCGATCCGGTTCCTCCGAATCCGCTGCAGTCCGGGACCCTGATGGTGAGCAATGTCGGGTTCTACCAGACCCAGTTTCAGGTACCGCTCGCTCCGTACTCACGCGATGACTTTGCCAACCTGAACAACACCTTCTTCGAGAGTCGGCCCTTCCAATATTGGCTCGATCGACAGGAGCCCTGGCCGATCATGCGCCTGTGGCCCACTCCGGGGATCAACGAGCAGAACAACGCCTGCCTGGTTATCTGGAGACATCGACAGATCATGGATGTCCAGGACCTATCGCAGCGGATCAACATCCCTAACCGGTGGTTATCCGCGATCGTGGATGGCCTCGCCTCACGCCTAGCCTACACGATCCAGGAAGTGAATCCGGCCATGATCCCCATCCTTGAGGCCAAGGCGGATAAGAGTTTGAACCTGGCCCGCTCCGAGGAGCGCGAGAAGGCTCCCATGCGGATCTTGCCCCAGATCGGGAGGTATACGCAGTAATGGCTTACTGGGTCGATGTAAGGGGTCGTTCTTCCTACGGCATTGGCTTGTGTGCCCGGTGCGGACTCAAGTTCCCGCTCGATGAGCTAGTGGACGATCCGAACTATCCGGGCCTCAAGGTGTGCATGAAGAACGATGATGTGGATGAGTACGATCCATATCGTCTCCCTCCTCGTGAGCCTGACAACACGGTGCTGGAGTTCGTGCGTCCCGACTTCCCTGTGGCCACCCCCCTACCGGTTGCCGTCCCTGAGAACCCTGGCTGGCCACCTGCAGACGCCGTATCGACTGATGGCGTGACGTTCATTAAAGGAACCTGATATGTCCTCTGTCCTACGCTCTCTGCGCACGGCCGGCATCGGGACAACCGCTGCGGTCATTGGCGCCTATACCGCTCCAGCCGTGACGACTGGAGTAGTTATTTCAGGGTTAACCCTAGCTAACCAGATCGGCTCCGTTATCGCAGTCACTTGCTATATCAATAGTGGTGGAACCAACTACTACTTGTGTGTAGGTGCTGGACTTTTGCCTGGCGGATCTCTAACCCTGGCTGACGAAGGGAACCGCATTGTGCTGAATTCTGGAGATACCGTCGTCGTTCAAAGTAACACGGCCGCCTCCGTCACGGCGATAATGTCGGTGGCCGAAATCACATGAGTATGAAGTTTCAAGGCCCCATGCAGGGCGGAAATTCCGTCTTGAGATGGATTGGTAATTTCTCTCTAGTGAACCGCGCCTCTGGGTTGGGGATCATTGTCGCTTCCGAGAACGGAATCACCTTCGGATCAACGGACAATAAGCCTGTAACCTTCTCGGGTACAGGCGCCGTCACGATCAACGGCCCTACTACTGCTAATGCAGGTCTAAATGTTCGAGGTAGCGGAGAGGCTCTGACTGTCCAAGGTGCTGCCGTTGGCGGCACCAATCTAGCCTATATAGGCTTCCGCGATTCCACCGGAGCCCGCACAGGCTTTGTGGGCGATGGAAACTCAAACGATGGGACGATCTACCTTGGTGCCGATAGTGGTCCTATTGCTATCGCCCCGGCAGGGGCCAGTGCTGCGCTTCTTGTAAGCGCTTCCGCCTATTCATTCGGAGATAACACAAATAACCCTACCTATACCTTCAATGGATCAGGGGTTGGGTTTGTTGGTGGCCAGTGGACTTTCAACGCTCCAGGAAATAACTACGCCATCGTGGCTAATTCAGGAGTCAGTCAGTATGGATTGAGAGTCAATGGAGCCAACGCAGGATCAGCCTCTTTTGGGGTGCTGATTCTCGCGGGTACTTCTGCTGGCGATAACGCTCTAGTGGTGAACAACCAGCCTAACTCTTTGAGTTTCTTCCAGATCGCAGGGAACGGCGCCATCTCGATGGGGAACGGAAACTATCCGTCCTTAGTTATTAATAACAACGTTGTCGTGACAGGAAACGTTGTAAACCCGTTGCAGATGGGGGCAGCTGGCTCTGGAGCTTCTTACTTCCAGATCAACCGTGGAGGAGTTGGTAGACACTACTTCGGAGATGGTAGCCTACTTACGACAGCTGGTGCCGGTACACCCGCTCCGGCTGTCGATGATGCGTGTATTAGGGCTTTCGGATCCTTGTTCATCGCGCCGAATTCGGGCACGGCAAGTGCCGTGTTTTCCTCCAATGGGACGACCACCTTTGGTTATCAGGTAACCATCAACACTAGGCCCAACACTCATGGGCTTATTATCTCCTCTGGTACGACTGCTAACCAGTCATTCGGGTTGTTCGTTATAGCGGGAACAAGCCAGAATGACACCGCAATACGGTGTAACAATGGAGCGAATAGCGCCAACCTATTTGCAGTCTTTGGGGATGGCTCTACTGTATGCGGCAGCGCTACAGGAGGGCCTCAAGGGCCCGGATCTCTTAATACCCAGAGCCTATTCATCAACGGGGTGGCCGTCACCACGGGGACCAGCAACAGCTTTACAGGCACCTTCACCGGAGTTTCAGGGTCCCCCACGGCCACTATCCAGTACTCGAAGAGCGGTAACTCGGTGGTTCTCACCATCCCGGCTATCAACATGACGGCTAACGCTAGCACCTTCACGCTAACAGGTCTGCCAGCAGCGATCCAGCCAGCTACGGTGACTCAGACTGTGGAATGCCCTCTGGTACTAGCTCAGGGATCATCCCCTACGGCCTCCCAGAACTGGGCCGCGATCATCAATGCCGGTAGTGGCACGGTAACCTTCACCGCCTTCAGCTCTACGGCCTACTCCACCACTGCGTTCGGCTCTATCAACGCTCGAAACATTAACGCGACCTTCTCAATTTCCTATCTAACAAACTGAACATGATCACCATACAACCTACTGACGAATTCGATGTGAAGCTCACAGGGGATGACCTGCGTATTCTCTTGGCAGGTCTGGGTGAGCTGCCTCACAAGGTCGCAGCGCCCCTTGAGAACAAGCTCCAGCAACAGGTCGAGTTGCAAGTCAAGAAAGAGTAAGCCATGCCGGATGGGATGACCTTTAGCTCGCTGATGTCGGACGTACAGGCCTACCTAGAAAGGGGCACTGTGATCGATCCGATCGTCTTTGCGCAGCTTCCAAAGCTGATCAACAACGCGGAGCGAAGGATCTCCCGTGGGGTCAAGATCCTTGGCTTCCAGCGCCCATTGACTAACAACTTCACGGCTGGGTCACCCCTGATGCCAAAGCCTGACCGATGGAGGGAGACCATCTCCTTCAACTTCGGTAGGTTCAATCCCAAGACTGGGCAATACACTAGGCGCACCCCGCTCTATGAGCGCTCCTACGAGTTCTTACGTGGTTTCTGGCCAGACGACTCCGTGGTGGGTATGCCATGCTTCTATGCCGATTACGACTATAACAACTGGGTGGTAGCTCCGACTCCAGACCAGAACTATCCCTTCGAGGTGATGTTCTGGGAGCTACCGGCCCTGTTGGATGCTAGTAATACCCAGAACTGGATCAGCATCTATGCACCCGAGGTACTGCTCTATTCCACCCTGCTGGAGTGCTCCCCTTTCCTCAAGAACGATGAGCGTATCCCAGTCTGGGAGGCCCTATTCAATGAGGGAATGCGGGCCCTGTCCAACGAGGACATCCAAGATATGGTCGGCCGGGCCACTGAGACCCGCCAAAGCGTAACCACCGGAGGACCGCCGTAATGGCAGGCCAGGGCTATGGCTCCCCACTAAATAATGGACTGACTATCCTCCCGAGTCAGACCACCTTCCAGGCGTACTCCCTGCTTGCAGGGTCCACCACTCAGTTGCAGTGGGCGATCGACAACTTCCCGGCCAACGCCAATGTGCTGGCCGATCTAATGTACATCACTCCCCTGGGGACCGGGTGTACGCTGCAGATGCCCCCGGCAAATAACACTTCCCTCGGTGAGAAGACGCTCATCTTCAACGCGGGATCCAGTGCGTTCACGGTCGCCAACAGCACGGGCGGATCGATCGCCTCGATCGCTCCGGGAGCCGCCATTTTCTTTGGCCTCACCAGCAACCTGACGGCGGCGGGTATATGGTTGACATTCCAGTTCGGAGCGGGCACTTCCGCTGCCAACGCGGCTGCCCTAGCCGGATCGGGTCTCGGAGCGAACGGTCCTTTCCTGCAGCAGGTGATGAATGTCACCACACTGAACTCGAACTACTCGGTAGGTCCTGCAGACCGGGACAATCTCCTCAACTGGAGCGGCGGTGCGGGCACGATCACGATGCCAACGGCCTTTTCCTCGGGCACCAATTACTACATCCAAGTCCGTAATTCCGGTACCGGTACGCTCACAATTAATCCGACGAGTCCTGACCTGATCAATGGTGGGTCGAGCCTGTCGATGAACGTAAGCGACTCCTGCTTCCTCGTCACCGATGGGACGGGCTGGTGGACGATCGGCCTGGGCACCGTCAATACGAATATCTTCAACTTTCAGGTGGTCAGCCTGACCGGCCAGTCTGGAACCTTCGTCCTGCCCAGCAACGTGCAGAACAAGGTTGCCTATCGCTTCACTGGAAGCTTGGCGGGCAACACGAACATCCAGGTTCCCAGCACGGTTCAGCAGTACTGGGTCGATAACGAGACCACAGGTGGAACCCTCGGCATTGGTACAGCGGCACAGATTAGTGGGGCTGGACAGATCACGCTAACTGCAGGTGCGCGGTTCATCCTCTACTGCGATGGCACAAATGTGGTGAATGCCTCCACGGCTGGTATCGCAGTCCCGATTGCGGTCAACCAAGGTGGAACCGGTGCGACCACCGCTTCAGCGGCCCTGACCAACTTGGGGGGCACCTCCGTGGGTGTCGCCGTATTCACCGCCACCAATGCAGCCGCGGCTCAGAATGCCTTGGGTATCCTCTCCAATTCGGACTCTGTAGTCTGGGGGCTACTGTTCTAATGGCCTTCGAGCCCTTTCCCCTCAACTTTGAGCCAGCCATCCAGAGGGACGGCACGGAGTTGAGCCATAAGGCCTATACCGATGGGGTGTGGACCCGGTTTCAGCGCGGCCTTCCCCGCAAGATCGGAGGCTATCAGTCCCTGTCTCAGAGCATGACTGGGATCTCCCGAGCCTTGCATTCTCAGACGCTCAGCGGTCAGTCCTACATCCACTCGGGATATGCCGCTGGGATCGAGCTGTTCACGATCGATTCCAATGGGAACACTTCCGCTCCGGCCAACCGGACTCCCGGAGGCTTCCCCTCCAATGCAAACAATATCTGGCAGCTCACCTCGTACTTCGATCTGACATCAAGCTCTCAGCAGATCCTCGGGTTCGTGGTACCTGCCCTTGGGGACATAGCCTACGGAACTACTACCGGGAACCTCTACGCGGGGCCGATGTATACCACCACGGCCTTGACCGCCGTGGGTGGCCTGGCAACCGATGCCACGGGAGGGGTGGTCGTGGTGCCCCCCTATACGGTGGTCTACGGCTCCAACGGCCTTGTGCAATGGTCAGTGCCGAATAAGCCTCTGGACTTCACCAATGCTGGCTCCGGCGCGGCCCGCGTTACAGACCAGAAGATCGTCAAGGCATTACCCTTGCGCGGTGGTGGCGGATTCTCCCCAGCATTCCTGATCTGGTCGATCGACTCGGTCATCCGCATGTACTTCGTCGGCGGCGCGCCGACCTTTGCGTTTGACATTCTCTCGGATGAGTCCTCGATCCTCTCCTACAACTCAGTAGTGAATATCGAGGGCATCTTCTTTTGGATGGCCCAGGACCGGTTCCTGACCTACAACGGTGTCCTACAGGAGGTGGCGAACCCCCGGAACATCAACTTCTTCTTCGACAATCTCAACCGCAGGTATGCCCAGAAGGCTTTCGCAGTTCGCAACGCTCGCTGGGGAGAAATCTGGTTCTGTGCGCCGCTCTTTGGCGCCACGGAGCCCAACTGGGCGGTGATCTACAACCACCGTGAGAACATCTGGTATGACACCCCGCTGCCGAATGCCGGGCGCTCAACCGCTGTATTTAACGAAGTGTCGAATACCGGCCTTCTGATGGCCGGTGTAGATGGTCTTGGCTCTCCCACCACCTATCGCTTGTGGCAGCACGAGACCGGGACCGATCAGATCGATGGCTCGAATGTAAGTGCTATCGCGAGCAGCATCACCACCGGGGTGATCTCTCCGACCACCTTCCAGCAGCCGATGGACAAGACTCTCCATCTGGATACGTTAGAGCCGGACTTCATCCAGTCTGGTGATATGACCGTCTCGGTCTTAACTCGGGCCAACTCTAAGGCCCCGTACGTGGTCTCTACCACGCAGAACATCCCCGCTACGGCGACCGCTCCTGGCTTCTCTCAGGTTGTGCCCTTAAGGACTAATGCACGGCAGATGAAGTTGCAGTTCCAGAGCAATACCACGGGCGGGACTTACCAGGCCGGTAGAAACATGATCTATGTTGAAGTAGATACGGCGAGGAGACTGTGATGCGCCGAGAAGATGACTACTTCGGCAAGACCAACGCCATGGGCCTACGCATGCAGGATATGTATGGAAGCGTAGATAAGGCCCTACAGCCATACATCGATGCCGGTGATTATAAGGATGCTTTCGCTCAGGCTTTGAAGAGCAACCAGTTTGATGCCCTCACCAGGCAGAACAACCTGCGACAGCTGATCAAGAGTCCTCTTAGCTCTCAGCAGATGTCCGATTTCTACACGGCTTTCATGCCGTATGAGAAGCAGCTGGCTGGACACGAGTCAGGGTACTACCTGAACGCGCCCGGCAAATACCAGGGTCAGCCGCTCAAATGGGGAACTAACCTCAATAACGCCCAGGACGTGCAGCAGGCCGTCAAATGGAACATGGAGAATCCCCTATACCAGGGGATTCCAGATCCCTCCCAGGTTCTCGGTGACCATCCTCGTGTTGACCCCACTTTGGTCCAGGCCCTAGAGAATGTTGGACAGTATGTTGTCCTTCCTGCTGTGACCGCAGCAGCCGGGGCAGGCGCGTTCGCCGGGTTAGGATCGGCTGGTAATGCCGCCGTAGGAGCCGGGGTTGGCGCTGCCAACTCAGCCGCCAATGGGGGTAACCCATTGCTTGGAGCGGTCGCTGGCGGGGTCGGGGCGAGTGCCCCCATGGTTTCCGAGGCCACAGGAATGAACCCAGCTTTGGCAAATCTGGCCACTAGAACAGCCGCTGGAGGGATCAGTGGTGGTGCTCAGGGCGCAGAAGCAGCAGGGCTTGGCGGGGCGTTGGGCTATGGGTTGACATCTTCAGGGATGCCTTCCTATCTGGGCAACGCTGCCGGTAGCGCGCTATCCTCCTATCTTCGTGGATCCAGCCCTGAACAGGCCGGAATCACGGGCCTCCAACGGGGCGCCTCGGGCTATTTCAACAGCCTAAACCAGCAGCAACACGCACAAGGTGGCCCCGTGAAGCAGAGTAGTCTGCATGAGATTCTCAATGGTCCTTCTTTCTCGCAGAGGGCCGAGACCCCGCATTTTGATGATGGCGGGTACGTTGACTACTTCACCCCGAATTACCCTAGTGCCTACGATGTAAACCTCGATTCACCTCCCGCTCCAGACTTTAGCGGCATGGTGCTCGATCAGAACTCTCCCGGAATGGATCCCTATAAGGGAGCGTCCCTCGGGGACATCATCGGTTGGGACAACGTCGTCCCGACCGATAATTCCGGGAATGTGAACCTCCCCTCCCTTGGAGGAAGCTACTCCGGACCTGGTGGCCAGCAGTCCTCTCATTCTGGACTAGGGTCGATCGGATCGGCCCTGAGCGGTCTTCTATCGAACCCGAACCTGCTGGGGGCCCTCCTTGGGGGCGGTCTCGGGTTGGCGGGGGCTGCAGGCAGTAAGAATGGCCAGGAGACCATGCTGGCCAACTACAAGCCGACTCCTCCGCCGATGTTCCAGGGATCTGGGCCGTCTGCGTCCAACATGTATGGGAATTTCAGCGCCACACCACGTCAGCGCCTGAATCCAACGAACATCGATTACGCGCACGCCGGGGAGCAACCCACCCCTGGCGGCAACATGTTCTTCTCTCCAAGCGGCGGCCCTCCGACAGCGCCCCCGTCGCAAACCTCTCCCCTGCAGCAGTATGGCGGGCAACCCCAGCCTCCCGCGCAGATCCCTCTACAGCAGACGAGTCCGAGTGTGGATCAGTTGATCGCGCTCCTGGGTGGCCAGCCAACCATGCACCCCATGCCGATCATGCGGGGACGGGCCGAGGGTGGGGCGATCCAGGAACATGGTCCGCTCGCTGCCTCTCAGAACCCTCACATGGTCCCGGCCACCAAGGGCGGCCCGAGTTACATCCAAGGGCCAGGGACCGGCCAGAGCGATGACATCGATGCCAAGCTCTCCAATGGGGAGTACGTCATGGATGCGCATACCGTCTCGATGCTAGGGGATGGGTCGAACGAGGCGGGCGCCAAGAAGCTTGATCAACTCCGGGAGCGGTTGCGGATGCACGCCGCACAATCGATGGCGAAAGGGAAACAGTTCATGAAGGCGAAGAGTCCGCAGACTTACCTGAAAGGCGGGCAGTCATGAGTTTGACATCCTTCCTGACGCAGCAGCCGATGCAATATCAGCAGACGCTGAACCAGACTTCGAACACTCTTCCCCAGTGGTATAACGACTACACCCAGGGGATCCTGCAGAACGCTGCCCAGTTCGCTAATCAGGGCTATCAACAGTATCAGGGTCCGCAGGTCGCACCTCTCTCGGGTGACCAGCAGTCCTCCTACGGAACCGTGCAAGGGGCGAAGGGCCTGGGAGCGGACCAGGCCCTTCAGGGCGTTCAGACCGCTCAGAATGCGTTGGGACAGCAATCTCCGCTGGCAGCGGCCAACCCTTATCTCGGCATGGCCACTAACCAGGCCGGCTCTGCCCTGACGCAACCCAACGCCTTACAGGCGGCGAGCCCATACCTACAGAACGCCCAGAGTGGGATTCAAGGCGCGCTCCAGCAGCCGAATGCGATGCAGGCGGCCAACCCCTACATCCAGCAGGCATCTTCCCCGCTGTCCTCTCAGATGCAGCAGTTCATGAATCCGTATATGAGTCAGGTAGCGGATGCCTCGAACAAGCTATCAGCGCAGAACTTCAACCAGAACGTTCTGCCTTCTCTACAAGATCAGTTCACACAAGCCGGCCAGGTCCTGGGAAGTACTCGCCAAGGTGAGTATGCTCAGAAGCTAGGCGCGGCGGAGGATCTGAATGAGAAGATGGCGACCGCTTCCACTATGGCTAGTGGCTTTAATACCGCGTTGGGCGGGGCCGAGGCCCAACAGAATATTCTATCGGGCCTGGCTGGCACTGCCGCTAACGCGGCTAATGCAGCTCAAGGCACTGGGCTATACGGGGCTGGTCTTACGGCGGGGCTGGGCTCCACTGCGGGTGGACTTCAGAACGCGGCCCAACAAACTGGCCTATCAGGTGCGGGGCTTTACGGAAACCTCGGCCTCGGAGCCGGCAACCTCCAGAATGCTGGGGTGGGGACTCAGTTGGCTGGAGCGAATACTCTTGGCAGCCTGGGGACAACGGCGCTCAACAACACGCTGAGCCAGGCCGGCATGCAGAATCAGATGGGTCAGCAGCAGCAGGCCCAGACCCAGGCGAACTACAACGTTCCTATGCAGCAGTTCCAACAGCAGGCCAACTGGCCGCTGACCGCTGCCGGGGCTATGCAATCGGCCCTTCAGGGAATCCAGATTCCAAGTGGATCGACCAACTACAGCTATTCCCCCTACGGGCAATCCTCTTCTGGACTCCAGCAGCTACTAGGTGGTGCGCTCACCGGAGGACAATTGGCCAGCAGCCTGGGGGGCATGTTCACCGGTCAGCAGCAACAGCAGCAGAACAACGGCGGCTACTCCCTGTCAGACTATGGCGTAAAGAAGGGCGGCCATATCAAGCGAGCCATGGGCGGCCCGAGCTACCTACCGGGCTACCGAAGCATTCAGGGTGTCATCCCCTATGGCACCCGAATCGCTCCATACCCGGCGCGGCGCGGCGGCACCATCACCTTGAAGCGGCAGGGTTACTCGCCGCTGGCGGCCTCTAATGCCTGATCTGAACACCTCGGGATACAGCCCGCTACAAGCCTCCGGGGCCACTCCTCAGCAGAATCTCTCCCAGGCTCAGCAAGAAGCTGATCTGGATCGTCAGATACAACTGCGCCGGCTTACCCAAGGACAAGACATTGCCAACCGAGGATACGAGCAAGCCGCCCAGGCATATGGACAGGAGGGCCAGGACTACTCGGCTCTCAAGGACTTGTTGCTCAAGACCCAGGAGCGACTTGGAAGCCTCCAGTACGGTCCCAGCAAGCAAGAGCAGGCACTTCGCACTATGGGCGCTATTGCCGGTGAGAAGCCGTCTCTGCAGGGAATGGCAGGAGTGGGCGCAGCTGCGGCACAGGCCGGTGCCCAGGGCATGCAAGAGACTCGGGCAGGGGAGTTGCAGAAGCAGCAGCTGATGGCGAAGTACGGCATCGATGCTCAGCAGGCCGGGATCATGGCTCATCAGCTACAAAGTCAGCTGGCCAACAACATGGTCAACCGTGGCCAGCAGATGTCAAACAATGCCTCTACGGCCCTGAACTCGAACCTGGGCCGGCAGATCTCCGCCGCCAAGGATCAGGGCGGGATGGATGCCGGCTTGGTCGCGGAACTGGCCAAGGCGAAAGCCGAAGCCACTATCCAGGGTCAGCTGGCTGGAGCTAACGGGGCCGGTGGCCAGGGCGGGGACCAACAGGACCCGATCGCGGAGGCCCGCGCTAGGTATGCTGTTCCGTTCCCCGCACCTACCGCGCGAGCCACCCCCTTGCAGCGGATTCAGTACCAACAAGATCTCCAGAAGGTCCTGGCATTAAATCCCGAGTTTCAGGAAGGAAACTACGCCATAGCCAACAAGGTCCGCCAGCAGTTCGATACGGATGCCAACCACGGCGACAAACTCCGCTTCATCAACAACGTCATGGGTCACATTGATACCTACGACAAGCTGATGGGGGCCATGAAGCAGGCCGGACAGACTGGCGACTACACCCTTGTGAACCGTCTTGTGCAGCAATTCGGCGCCCAGACGGGCCATCCAGAGTTGACATCGGCTCAGGCCGTCCAGGGATTCCTCGGAGACGAGTTGGTGAACTCGATCGTTCCGAGGGGCGGCACCGGCGCGGAGCGCGAATCACAGGAAGGTCGGATCCGAACCTCTCTTGCTCCCCAGCAGTGGGGGCAGGTCCGGGATACCTACAAGGATGTACTCACCACCCAGGTGGCCGATCTGGAGCGCCAGTATCGCAGCTCGCTCAACTTTCTACCCAAGGAACTGCTCGACAAGGAGTTCTACGGGGATCCCCAGAAGGGGGCGATGGGCAAGGTCACTCCCGAGGTGGCCAAGCTTCTCCAGAATCACCACCAGTCCACGGGAGCAGCCAGCTACTCCACCAAGGATGCAGTGATTGCTGACTACAAAGCCGGCAAACTGACCCGTGACCAGGCCAAGCATGTCCTGCAGCAAAACGGGTGGGCGCAGTGAGCGATCTGCCTAGTGCAGATGACCTGTTGGATGGTCCGCACCCACTGGATAGCCCCTCGGCTTCAGTGAGCGCCCCACTACCCAAGGCAGATGATCTCCTGGGCGAGGAGCCGCAGCAGCAACAGGCCCAACCAGGGATCCTCGACAAGCTCCGTAGTCTCGATCAGAAGTACCTGGGAGGTTATGGACGGCAAGCCGTTCTGGCTGCCCGATCTGTTCCTGACGCCGCCATCGGCATGGTTAACATGATTCCCGATGCGGCTACTAGCGTGTATGACGCCATTAAGTATCCGAAGAAGTTCGAGTTGAATCAACTCAACCCCTTTGATGCTCGTGCCTGGCCGAGTAATACCCTGTCCTCCCAGGTCGGTCAGACCCTAGATAAGTACCTTCCGCATCCAGAGACTGGAGCGGAGAAAGGGACTCACTTCGTGGAGACCCTCCTGGCTGGATCCAGGATGCCGACCGGCCTTGAGCCGGAACCCGCTCCGGGTGGGATGAATCGAGGGGACACTCAGAAGGCCCTGGCCCGCGTCCAGGCCCGTCTGGAGAAGGACAACCGACCCTGGCCTGCCGCCGCTCAGGATGTGAAGCAGGCGAACGATCAGGGCGTCCCGATGCGTCTGACGGACATCGGGCCAAACACCCGGACTACCGGTGAGGTGCTGGCTCAGAAGCCCGGAGGAGCGGCCACAGCTATTGCCGAGGATCGCGCCGGGATCATGGCGGATACTAAGACCCGTGTTCCCCAGGAGACTCGGGCGGCCATGAATGCCCAGGGAGATGCCGGGCTCTACTCCGATCTCCTGGATCGCACCCGTAGTCAGAACGCCAAGGCGAATTACGAGGCGGTGCGCAATGATCCGCAGCCCGTGATGGATCCGGATGTCTGGCATGTCCTAGAGAACCCGGAGGTCGCACGGACCTACCAGAATGCGGTGGCCATGGACCGGCGAGTGCGCTCACTGGATGCCACGATGGGCAAGCAATCTCAACCGCTGACTTCCCTATACGCTCCTAAGCCTGCTGATAAGCCTACAACCGCTCTACAGCCTGAAGGTGGAAATGCTTCGGCCGCCTCCCTCGGCGCCGAGGAGTGGGTGCGTACGCAGGAAGCCCCCACGGTTCGGGACATGGACTTCCTGCAGCGGGCCCTGAACACTCGGATCGGCCAACTCTATAACCAGGCCAAGTCAGGCCAGGGTGGTCAGGGAGGGGAAGGCGATCTCGCCACCTCACTCAAGGGCGCCCGCAACTTCATCATGGCTCGACTGAAGGAGGCGAGTCCGTCCTTCAAGAATGCTGCCGAGACCTATGGAGATGACTCCGAGGTGATCGCGGCCAACCAGGCCGGTCGTAGTGGCGGTCAGGACAGTTTCTTCGCCATGTCTCCCGGTCAGGCCCACCAGTATGTGGGTCAGCTCTCCGAAGCGGGCAAGACCGCCTTGCGGATGGGGGTGGCAGATCGGATGTTAACTCCTGCGGAGATGAGCGGTCGTAACACAAACCTGGCGGCCGAGATCCTGGGCGGACCGAAGAAGCAGGAACTCATCAAGACACTCTTCGACGGCGATCCCCAAAAGTTTGACATCTTTATGAAGACCCTCGATCTGGAAAAGAGGATCTTCCAGAACAACTCCCAGCTCCTGGGTGGGTCCCAGACCTATAGACGCATGGAGGCGGCGGGGGACTTTGAGAATACAGCAGGGGAGAACATCGGCAAGGCGGCCACTATCGCCTCTCAGCTCCATCACAGTTGGATCGGGGCGGCCATGCACAACGTGCTACGTATGATGCAGAAGAGCACCTGGAACCAGGGAGTAGCATCCCAGGCTGCCCGCATTCTATCCTCCCCTGATCCTGCACAGGCGGCTGAAGCTCTTCAGTCTCTGGAGAACCGAATGGCCCCGCCATCACGTTGGCAAGCTGCAGGTGTAGCGGCAACCAAAGGGGCCGCTGCGGTATCCGGACAACCCGATCGCGACCAACTGGCACAGAAATATGGGATCACTCAGTGACGATGAGGAATACCGACATGGGACTGCTGACCAGCCCCCAGTTCTCCCGACTGCGCCACAAGTACGCAGCGGGTGGCAAGGTGGGCAAGGTGATGCACGAGTTCAAACATGGCCAACTACACAGTGGCTCCAAGAAGGGCCCGATGGTGCGCGACAAGAAGCAAGCCATTGCGATAGCTCTTTCGGAGAAACGGAAAGCTCTTGGCCGAAAGTATGCTGTGGGCGGGCCCGTTTCCGATCCTGGAACATCGTGGTGGGCGTTATTGCAGAGGGAGATCTCGGCATTGGGGCCCCAAGCGAAGCCGCAGGGGAGTCCTGCCAATGCGCAAAGTCAGCAGCAGCCGCAGCCCATGGCGCGTGGAGGCAAAGTCTGATGGAGCATTTCAAGCACTTCCTCGCAGCTCTGGGTGTTTCCTTTACGGGAGTGGCAGCGATCGTGAGTTGGTTGCCGTTAGTTGACATGGCATTGCGGATAGCGCTGTCAGTGGCAGGGTTGATCGTCGCCCGCGCCAGCTACAACTACTATAGGAGCAACACGAAGAAGTGATCTGGGAAGCGACCAACCTACAGAAGATCATGCCCTTCTCGACCGGGAAGGTGGATGCTTTTGTGGATCCGCTCAACTCCGCTATGGCGGAATTCTCCATCACGAGTAGTATGCGCCAGGCCGCCTTCCTTGCACAGGTTGCCCACGAATCCGGTGAACTCAGACACCTTCTTGAACTCGCTGATGGACTTGCTTATGAAGGACGGGTGGATCTGGGCAACACTCAGCCAGGAGACGGACCCCGCTATAAGGGCCGTGGGCTTATTCAGATCACTGGAAGAGCTAACTACCTGGCTTGCGGAACGGCGCTCAGCCTGGACCTCATTGGATCTCCATCTCTGCTTGAAACCCCAGGACCCGCTTCTCGATCAGCCGCCTGGTTCTGGAGCAAGCACGGTCTCAATACCCTGGCTGACATCCATCATTTCGGAGCGATTACGGCCACTATCAATGGCTCCTATAAAACTGTCGATCAGCGTATCCCTTACTGGCTGATCGCTCGCAAAGAGGCGGGTCTGTAATGCTAGTCTGGCTTAAGTCCTACTGGGCATCCCATGGTCAGAAGACGATCGCCACGATCCTTGGGGCGCTCGCTGTGGTCGATTTGAGTCCTTACGAGCAGGACTTCAAAGACCTTCTACCATGGCCACACTGGCATGCCGTGCTGCGCTTGGTGGGCGCCGGGGCGATCTTCTGGCGAGCTACACAGCGATGAAGTATTCCATCACCTGGATCCTCTTCGGACTGCTCGTGGCCTGCTCCGGGCACGTCCTATGATCGCCACCCTGCTGGCCTGGACCGGTCTCCCGACCTGGCTGTCCGAGATGCTGGTGATCTTGGTGTTGGCCGGTGGGTCGGCCCTGGGGGTGCACCTATGGGAAAGGAGCCTGATCCGTGACGGGATCGTGCAACAGCAGCAGGCTGATGACAAAGCTCTCCAGCAATTCAAAGCTGCAGCGGATAAGATCACTCAACAGCTCCGTGAGCGGGCAGAGGCGGCCGAGAAGGCCTATGCGCAAGAACGTGCAGACAGCATCGACTATCAGGCTCAGCATCCTATTACCACTGCTGACCAGCTGTGCCACCCATACGGTGGCAACGGACATCTGCCCCCATCCACAGGCTCCCACGCCGGAGATGCTCGTCCCGGCCCCGCCACAGAACCTATTCAGCATCTGCCTCCGGGAGATCCTTCAGTCTCCCGAGATCGACTCCAGATGCTCTCAGTTCTTGCAGCCAGAGCCGACTCCATGAGTGCTCAGCTGCGACTTTGGCAAACGAGGTAAGTTATGATGTACCTGATCGTTTTTATTATCGGTATGGGCGTTGGTATGTACATTGACTCCCATCATGCCCAGAAGGTGGCTGACTTGGAGGCCACCATTAAGGCCGAGATCCAGAAGCTCTTCCCTAAGACCTGAATCCCGGCCCCCGTGGAGATCAGCCCATCTCTGCTACAGGCTCTGCAGGGGATTGCGAGCTGTGCAACTCAGTGTCCATGCTGTGAAATGCATCGCAGGATTGCCCTAGCTGCGTTAGAGTCGGAATATCCGACATCCGCTGCAGAGCCTCCAGGTCCCGCTCCACACGAGCCAGTGTCGTCTGGAGCATAATGATCTTGCGATGCTTCCGTCCGAGCCCTCTCTGGAGCTTGTAGATCTCTAGGCGATGTTTTAGGGCATTCTCCCTGTGCATAGCTGTGACAGATTTCTCGATGAACAGCTTATTGGTTACGACTTTCAGCTCCAACCGTAGATCCTCAATATAGGAGCGGGTGAAGAAAATCGCCAAGATCACCGCTATACCAGCGGTGAACAGGATGCCTGTCATCATGCTGCTCTCCTTGGCCCCATGGCGAAAGTCGCTGAAGCCGCCATTCTCTCCATCTTCAATTTGCGGATGGTGGTATCGAACAGGGCTATGGTCTTCGCCTGCCCGGATCTATTGCTGTATTCAGCGACTGCCGTTTCCGGGAAGGTATCCTTTAAAGGATCCTTAATGCCTTGAGAGAGCCGCCGAATAAGCCGAATACCTATTGGGTGGCGGCAACATTCATCCGTATCGAGAGCTGCATCGAGTGCCCCAAGAGCGCACCAGGCGACAGCCATAGGGCTATTCCCACTACGGTACTCTCCGCAATGGCCCACTCCTCGCTTGTTGGCAACCCACCCCCGACATAGTTTTCCTCTTGCCTTTTCCAGAACCTCTATATCGTTCATGTGAATCCTCCTCTTATGTGGTTTGTCTTATAGACTTCGACCGAAGAAGAACAGCCAGTCTCCCTGCTTCAGCCTCAGGGAAGCATCTTTATTACCCTCCAGGACTTGGACCCAGGCGTCATACTCTGCCACCCACTGCCTGTTCTCACGGATCTTGTTGCTGGCCTCGGTGAGTCGCAGCTGTAGGGCAGGATCCACTTTGATCTGGGGGGAACCCATGACGTTCTGGGTACCGACGTAGCCAGAGAGCTTCTCCGCCTCCGGCTCGTACACATCCAACCCCTTGGTCCTGATCTCCTCCATCACCTCGGCCTTCTTGGACTCCCAGAAATCCACTCGGGACTGGCGATACTGTAGCTGCTTACGGGCGCCATCCAGAACCTTCACGGCGAGGTAGGTGAACTCCCACTCCTCACGATTGCTTATGCCACTAATGTTCATATCATTCCTCCGGTTGGTCTCGGCGCCTCTGCTTCCACTCCCTCATATAGGGGCGCATGTATTCACGATTGGCCCTTGTACACTCGACGCAGCGACACTTCAGGTTGACATATGTGCTGCGGATTCCATGTGTAGGCGTTACCCCTTCCTTCAGGGGTGTGGCCATTTATAGATGTTCCTCGATCCAGCGAGAGATCGTTGGGAAGGAACGCTGCTGTTCATCATTCATCATCATGACTCTTGACTGGTCGCTTGCAGAAAGGCCTGTGATACTCATCAACTCTTTATCTAGTTGAGTGTAGCTGCCCCTCATGGAGTACGAGTAATTCATACCATCGCTTCGCCACCCTCGGGGGCAGATAATATCTGCCAGTATACCGAGAGGGCAGAAGCGGCACTCCTTCTTACGTCCTGAGCCACGTCTTAAAACGAACCGGCCTTGTTGGTACTTGTTACTACGCAAAGCCTTGAGCCAAAGGCGTTTCCATTTCTTCTTCATACGGGCGGGATCTCCAGGGTGAGGCACTTACAACCCCTCTCCCCGATCGGGGTCCAAGGGTCGGCCGCGCATCCCTGCTTGTGCTCGTAGGTCGTCCTACCACCCAGGTCCAGCTCCTTCTGGGGGCGCCGGGCATCCTCTACAGGCATCCCAGTTCCCACCAACTCCGCCACCTGCTGCCCCGTAAGGGTCTCGGCTGTGATGGTCTTGGTGGCGATATAGCGGATCACCTGAGCAGGGTTATCCCCGATAACGAGGTGTCGCTTGTCAGTGTGCTTTTCATAAACGAGGTAACAGGGCATCTCAAGTCCCCTCCGGGTACTTCATAGGTCGGGTCAGTTGTATGGCAAGACCACGCCTGAAGCGGCGATAGGCCTTGTGCTCTTCTTCGGCATTGATCAGGGCGTGGGTGAACTCTCGATCGCGCATGGCGGCCCAGACCGGCAGGACATACTCGTACGGCTCCTGAGGTTCCGGGAAGTACTCGGCTGCAAACGCCCGGAGAACATCCCAGGGACGAGGATGGGTGCCTATCATATTCTTGGAGAGACGGCTCATGATCGAGAAAAAATCCGCCTCGTGCAGCTCTGTCGGTCCGATCACCGCTTCAGAAGAGACGAAGGGGCGACCCAGACGATCTCTTAGATAGGGGGTAAAGTCTTCCCCTTGGAAGTAGTTTATCCATCCCAGATAGCAGCCCTGATCTGACAGACTCTCCGGGACCGTACACACCAAGAAATTGAAGGCGTTTGGATTCCTTTCGAGGAAGTCCGCCGCCTCCAGAACGGCCTCACGTGTATTCATTGAGATCTCCTATGATAAGGAGCGGTCCCGGACTGGGGTCTCCGGGACGGCCCTTTCATGCGCGGTTCATACCAACCTATCCCCAGCTAAACGCGCCCTTCACTCACCCCATCAAATTTTCACGGATATCCTTGTCCAAGAGGCGGAGGCGATTCTCCGTCTCCACCGTCACCGCACCATTGCGGTTGATCCCCTTCTGGATCAGATGCACCAGACGATCCTCGAAGGGGGTTGTGTCGGCCTTCGGCTCACCACCCCGGAGCAATTCGATTTGCATCCGCATGGTGTGGGCCGCCTCTAGCAACGCCACCTGGGAGATCTCGTTCAAGGGCGATCCCTCGGACTGGATCGCCAGCTGCGACAGCTTGGCCCGTTTCACCACTTCCTCGATCACTGCCGGGATATTCCCCTGAAGAACAGCCCCCACCTCGCTGAGGTCTGAGTCATCCCGGACCAGTCCGTTGCCGTACATTCGAATGAGTCGCTCCACAGCAGGACCATCGGGCGGGGTGATATTGATCACCGCATCGAGCCGGCCAGGCCGCAGCATCGCCTTGTGGACCTTATCCAGGGCGTTGGTGGTGAGGACCACCACGATATTGTGGTGTTTGCCGTCCACACCATCGATCGTGTTGAGAACTGCGTCCATCTCGTGCGTACGCTCACCGGTGATATCTCGGTCGATATCTTCGACGAAGACCACCGCAGCCGGCGATTGGTATTGCTTGGCGAATTCCACCGCATCCTTGAGTTCATCGGCACGCTCCGCATACACGTAGGTGATCCCGGTATCCACCGCGATCTTGCTGGCGACCGCTGCCGCCAACGTCTTGCCCGTTCCATACTGACCACCCAAGAGAACGCCCCGCTTCAAGCGGATACCGTTCTTCAAGCAATCGTGCGCCCGCCGGATCGGCGTGAAGAGGTTGGTCTGGACGGCATCCATGACCACTTGGGAGTAGATCAACTGGTCTTCCCGGATGTGCGAGGTATCCAGAAAGATCGGCTTGGGCATATCGAGAGGGTCGCCCTCGTCGTCCCGGAAGCGGATCTTGATCGCCTTGCCACGATAGATGCTGTGTGCCTTGATCTCACTGGAGATCTCGGTGAAGAGCCGTTGGATCTCGTCCTCGTTCTTGCGCTTCACCGTGGCCACCACCTGAAAGGTGAGACAGCCACTCTCGCCGCGTTCCGTGGAGGTATCCACATGCCCCTCGACGTTCGGGAGCTTGAACCGGCCCCACGGGACTTGCTTCACCTCATTCGGCCCGACGTTGACCGCAATCAACTGTGGCGGGTTGCTGGTGAAGAAGCCGGGCGTTGCGATGGCAGGGGCCCAACCGTAAAGACGGTTCAGAACTCGATCCAGGGCCACAGCGCCATCCAACGGGAAAACCGGGAAGCCGCGACGAATACACGTCTCTTCTTCCTCGAACTTCTTGCGCCGTACCAACAGATCGATGGCTTGATCGATCGTTGCCCCCTTCGGAATGGTTAGCACATCGCCGGTCCGGACCACGTCCGCCGTAATGGTCTTACCGACATTTCTCAGTGATTCTGACAAGGTGATTTCCTCCTACATAGATGTTTGTATTAACGGCCATGTCAAGTGTACAGGTGTCTGTACACGTTGCAACTTATTTTGTTATCCCCTCGTAAATGGGACAGAAGAGGCCTGCTGGGACTGCTGCGCGCATATGTTGTACCCAGCCTGCTGACCAGTTTTATAGTTCGACTCGTTCTGGATTCCAGTCAGCTGATTCTCATACGTCCTGGGAGAAGCTTCCAACACTCGCAGATCGTTGGCGGCATCGCTCACTCCATGCCAGTCACCCTCATCGGTCTTCATCTTGAGGTATGTGATCAGGGTCTTCCGCTTCTGTTCGTAGTCGCTCATCGGCTCTGTCCTATGCTAGTTAACGCGCTGGCATTGAAAACCTGGGACCCCGCAGTGCTAGTGAGGTAGCTCACGGAGGGGCCACTAAAACCTACTCCCTGTCCTGACTGGCCAGACCCCCAGTTCTCATGGGAAGGGTCGAATTTTTCCATCGCCTGTCCTCGGAGGAGGGGATTGTGCTTCGGCACCTCCTCCTTCCGCACAGGCGTCAAGCAAAAGGGCGGACGAGAACCTCCAGCCGAGAGCGATCAACGGATGCGTCGATGCCGCCATCCAGAACGGCATTGATGGCAGCCGACTGGGCATCACGGGCAATGACAGCTTTCGGCCCCATGACCAGCTTCTGGCCAGTCCCTTCCTCGGCGGCTTTCTTAGTGGGGTTCTCAAGGATCGCTACTTCAAATAAAGGCATGCTTATCTCCCAAGCAGGGTCTTGATGGTGTCCACCAGCTCAGGCTGGCAGTACGAAAAATTGTCAGGGATGTTCCAGACTTCGATGTCCTTCGCCCTCTTGGGCACGATTCTGGCTACCACCTGGGCATGACGCTCTTCCATGCATACGATCCGATCCGCCTGGACGATCTGCTCCACTGTGAGCCTACGGATCGCCCCGAGATCAGTCCCGGCGCTGTCAGCGGTCAGCCCGATGGTGCGCGCCACGTGCTCAGCCGTAGGGCTTCTGCCCATGTTATGCGAGCAGATAAAGAGGTAATCCACCATGGCTAGAACGGGATCTCTTCTTCGAAGAACTCTACTCCACGGACAGCGCAGCCGATGGCGCGGAACCATTCAGAAACCTGGGCCGGCTTCTCGATCTTCGGCGCTACCGCCGCCATGAAGTTACTGATGAGTCGAAGTTCGCCCTCGTTATAGAGTGGCTGCCCCTCCAGAGAGGTGGGACTCGGAGTCTGAACCGCGCTAGATGGCACGGGTCCAGGGCTAGGCGGGATGCTAGGGGGAGGGCTAGACGGAGGCGCGGACGGGGCCTTAGGTGGGGCTGAGCGAGCGACATGCCCCCAGCTTTGTAAGGACCGGATAGCGGATCGCATACCCTCGGCCTTAAAAGAGACCCATTCAAACGAAAGGGTATCTCCAGCAGCCACACCATCCAGACGTGTGTTACCCAGGTAGTACCATTGACCGGATATCTTGACCTTCGGTTTGTGGTTATTCGAAAAACCGAACTCCTCGACGACCCCTTCTCCAACCATTGCTGCATCGGCCATGCGTCTATCTCTCTCTTAGGTGGTGGTGGCTTTTGCCTTGATGATATTGACCAGAATCTCTGCTATCCGGGTGGCAACTTTTTCCTGGATTCTCGCCAACTCGGCCATGTCAGGGTTAGCGATCTGACGAAACCCTTCCATATATGTAGCAAGGGACTTACGGAAATGACCCCTCTCCTTGAAGTACTCGTCGATTACGAAGTACATAGCCCCGACACTAGGACTTTTCCCACGGCTCCTGCACGTCGGGCATGATTCAATGGAGGGCATAATGATGAACTTATCGACAGTGGCCCATAGCGCTGACAGTAGGGATTCGCTTGCATCTACCTGGCCAGACTCCCTCATTTTTTCCAAAGTCACCATCAGACAACTAGCGATGAAGGGCATCATCAGGACAGGGGTGTTCTTGAATAAGATACCGGCTTGTTCTCCGGCTTCCTTCAGCAGGTCAAGGTCAATCTTGCTATTCATCAAAAATCCCCTCGAACGCCTCGCGGAAGGCTTGCTGCGCCTCATGAACTGCAGTGCTGTGGTCGCTCACCTGAAGGCGTGTTGTATCCTCTTTTGCGGGATCAAAAGCAATCCAGGTGCGCACAAATTTATCCGTGCTGGGAGATACCCCGATCTCCGGATTCTTCACACCCTCAGCGGTCTGTCGGTAGAAGGATTGTAGCAGCGGCGGCAGTAACGTTGTTTCACCCTTGCGCAACTTTTCCATATGGAAGTTGATGCGATTGGCTCGATCCATGTCCTTGTCTCTCAAAGCCTCCGTCATTCGAAGAGTGATCGCTGCCTCGAACGGCGCCGCCTTGATCACGTTCTTGGCCGTGGTGGGACGTGTAACCTGATCCATCTTGACCATGGCAGGGCCCAAGGTCTCGATCATCAGCTCCATCTCGTGTTCCTGAGGAACCCGATTGGACTGCAGCAGACGGAACAGCGTGGAGCAGATAGACGTATGCCGTTTATCCTTGCGTATACGTTCGTACATCTGGCGCGGGAGTCCAGCGTCCATGTACGCAAAGGCATCCTCCGGAACATCGCGAGCTACCACGCACTGAATAGGTATGTTGGCTAGGATGATCGCCCGAAGTCGGTGCTGGCCGTCCAAGAGCCGTCCCTTCTTGGAAAAGGCAATGGCCTGATGGGTCAAGGTCCACTTCCCGGCCACAATCGCACGGGCGAGTCCTGCAGCCCGAGACTCACGTAGCTTGCGGTTCCCCTCGTTCTTCCTGAGCCACTCATTGGCCATATCGGGACTAACCGTAAGGACCTCAAAGTACATTGTCATGGCGCCACCTCAGATGTGGCTTCCGGGGAAATAAGTAGGGCTCCGCGACCGGAGAGAGTGATCCTCCCACTCGCATCCAAGTAGCCCTTGGCGAGTAGCGAGCTAGTCACTGACCGTGCGATAGCCCCTTTAAAGGGGAGCAGTGGATGATGGGTGGTTTTACCATCGGTGGTTTCGAAACAGGGGAACTCAGCGGCGTGCCTGAGTACTTCGATCTGCGCTTTGGTGAGCGGCATTATATCCTCCTACAAAGGTCTGTACAGAAAACTCTACGTGTTATTCTCCGAGGATCTCCCCGGTCAGCACCAAGGCCCAACGGTGCCATTTTTCCATATTGCCCCCTTTGGCCATGTGAGCCTTGATCTCGTCCTCTAACTGCCTGGCAATCATGCCAGTCGTGATAGACGCGCCTCCGTTGCTCTTCCTGCGTGTTGGAGTCTTGGCCTCTGGCAAGGGCTCAGGAAGAACCTCTCGAACGGCAAGACCAGTGGATTCCTTCTCGCGGATTTCCGCTAGACGTTGGCGCTCCAGCTCTGCCGCCGTCAATACCGGCCGATCTCGATGGCGGCCTTTATGATCTTCAGGAAGCCGAGGAAGATACCCCTTGTTGCGTAGATTAGAGGCGTAGGCCCGGACAGATTTCTCCATAATGCCCATCTGGGTAGCGATCTCGGATGCGCGCTGACCTTGTTTGATGTGACGCAGCACTTCTTGTTCGCGTTGACCTAATGGAACCAAGGCTTGTTTGCTCATATCAGTTGATCCTTATTGCAGAATCTTGGGCGTTAGGCCAAAGCTGACTTTTCGTCGGGAAGCTGCTAGGAATGGCATGCTCCGGGACAACGCAAACATAAGGTTCGCCCGTAAAAAAAGGCGAACCATCGGGGTTGCGATGTATCTCCTGGTCAGCCCGAACCATCCCGGCGTACCGATCTACCGCAAAGCAGAGTAGAACCTCGCGCCGATCCTCACACTCACGGGGAGGACGATCCGAGGTGAGCGGTGGCTTGTCTCGGGAGATCACCCACGCTTCACTCAGTAAGTAGAGACGAGTAGCTCCGAACTGAGTGTTAAAGTGCAGAAGGATTTTTGCCACGAGAGAATTATCGGACTCATCCGGAATGAACACGATGTGGAGCTGCCGGTCATCCGTCTGGAAAATAGCCATAGCACGAACCTGCTTCACCGGACTATCAGCAGTTGTCAGCATTACCCGCAATGCGGCGAGCTGCTCTTTCACCCCGTTCTTGAACTCTTCAAGTGCGTCCATTGTTACCTCCCCTTTAAGTGAATTCTCATGAGCCTGGCATGGACATCAGACCAGTAGCCCTTTGGATCCTCGGTGGCACCCCAGTAGAAGGCGTTACTAAGAGAGTCCGCTACAATCTTCGCGTTCACTTCAATCTGGCCAGTCATCTGTGGCGCAGGCAGTTCCTGTACTACTACTGGAGTAGATGCTTGCGAGGTAGCTGTAGCGCACCGCTGGCAGTTGTAACCAGGTAGGACATTCAACTCCTGCCCACAGGTCACACACTCATGGAGGGTGGTCTCATTCATTTTGGCTTGAACTCTTCGGCCTTCTCCAAGAGCATGCCGTAGATAGCCAGCCAGAACTCTTTCCCCTCGGCGCTCCTGGAGAAAGTCACGTTGCCGTAGATGAGTGTGGCTGCATCTCTTAAAGACTTGAAACGCTCCTTGCTTCGCTCGTTCATTTCTTCCTGGTGTTTGGGACGTAGTAGGACAGCGCTCTCTGCAGCGCTGCCTTGTATTTTCAGGCGCCGCTTCCTGATGAGAAGAACCGTATCACCCTCCCGTCTCTGGTGCTCCAAAGGAAGGCGCTCCTCGGAGCAGGTGTCGCAGGCATAGCCCTCATGGGATACCGGCCGCCCGCACTCGTACATGCAGGTGGGCTTCCCAGTGTCCACAACGGCGAAATCCGGCACCATCACAGCTTCGTCACTCATCTAGCCCTCCTTTTGTTTATTCATGTGCGCACTGGCAGGACTCCCAGTCCCTGCACTTCCGATATATCCCCTACTGGTCCTTCCTCAGTGCATGCACCGATAAATCGGCAGGGTAATGAGAATCGAAGTCGCTTCGGGGCGATCACGGCGACGGTTCTGGAAGTCGGACCAAGCTCTGGCATGGGCCAGTATTCTCGGATCCATTCACGTCTCCAGCACGCAAGAGTGACTGTACAGGATCAGAAGTGAATGTCAACAGCGTGTTGGCTTTTTTTGTGCAGAACGCTGTATCATCAATGGTATATGTACATGAAGGAAGCCTTGAAGATCTTTGGCTCTCGCCCCGCGATCATCAAGGAATTGCAAGGGGTGAGACACCGCTCAGCGGTTTACCAGTGGCGCCTGGATAGGCTGGTTCCCTTGGGGGCCGCCTTGATCCTTGCCAAGAAGGCCGGCGTCGAGGTGAACTCGGAGTTGTACGAGCGCTATCGCCTGAAGAGATTGAAGCAGCTGGAAAAGGCCAGGCTGGTTAGACATCGATGATCCTACGGTGCGCCTCGGCCAGCACATGTCCGGATTGCGTTCCGTGCCATTGCAGCTGCCACCGAATGCCTGGAACCAAGCACTGCATACCCTGCTGTGGGTTCTGCCGAAAGTGTAAGCGTCCACAGCGGAAGAAGACATGGAGAAGGGATGGCCCGGCCGAAAAGCCACAAGACCCGTAAAGAGCGCCAGGAAGAGCCCACGGTATCGGTCCGCACCAAGGCGGAGATCGTGGCGGAACTCTCCCTGGACAACAAGCGACGGCTCCTCTTCCTGGCCCGGAGCCTTTTGGTGGTGGGGCTTTGGACCATCCCGCCCCGGAACATGATTAGGAAGCTGGTGGCCGAGATCGATGTGGAGATCGACCGAGACCGGCTGGTCGGCCGTGAAGAGGAGGTATCCCATAGTCTCCCGGATGAACCCCTCCCTGCGAAAGAAGCGTCGTAAGACGCTGCGTAAGATGCAAGCCAACATGTGCTGTTGGTGCGGACTACCAATGCAGTGCAGGGATGCCGATAAATGGGATTACGAGACCTTCGAACACGTGGTGCCTCGGAAGATGGGCGGCACCAATGCGATGGATAACCTAGCGCTCGCCCACAAGCGCTGTAACAACGAACGGGGATGTACTCCTAAAGATCCCCTCTTGCGCCGGGTCCATCGTAATGTAGACTAATCGAAGTGACCCTCCCTCCGGGGGACCCCCCTCCCCCTGGGTCATCATGTGATTGGCCCAGGGTTATTCCTGGGCCTTTTTTACCGGAACAAGGGGTTGATCGAATATCTTCCCTAGCCCTTTGATGAAGTTGCCCAACCCTTGCGGGGCAAGGTCAAAGGCTGCAGCGCAGAGATTAGCGATCGGGATGATCGTGACCAAGCCTCTCCCGATAAGGGTCCCGATCGTGTCGGTTGGGTAATAGTTGGCTTTCGTTACCCGATTTCTCAGGTCTTTCCTTACGTTACGCCAGGTCCGAACGATGTAGCCCACCGTGCAGATGGCCAAGGGGAACCAATAGAGCAAGAGCGCGATCCACGGATTGCCCCAGTAGTGAAGTACCCAGTCTTTCATCGTGTTCTCCTCAGAAGGGAATGCTATCGTCCACAGACTCTGCCTCCAGTAGAGGCAACTCACCGCAATGTATCTCGTAGATCGGCTGCTCCACGGTCTGGGTCCCGACCTGCACGCGCCGACAGACAGTGCTACTGAAAGACATCCATATTCTGGATGCCCCTTCCTTGGTCCACCATGTATAGAACGTGGGTTCAGATTTATTAGGACGGCAGCCAGGCTGGTATCCATAGCGCCGAAGCACATTCCATACAAGACCCAGTGTGTTGGCATTGCCGGTGAAGCCGAGATTGATTTCACCCTCCTGAATGGAGAACGTGACTCTGAGATCCATCGACTCTAGGGCAGCGAACAAGGAAGGATGGTTCGTAATGGTTTCTCGGATCTGCTCCACATGCTTTTTAGATCGCTCAGCTTGTTCCTCCAGATCGAGTAAAGCGTTGAGAGGTTTCATGACCGCATCAATGTCAAAGTGGCATCGTAATTCCCCACGATCAGATCGATCGCGACCCACACAATCAGTCCAAGCCCTACCCAGCTCATCCATTTGTGGGTTTCCATAAGATCCGCCACCCATCGGGCCGCGATCGTGAGCATACCCATCGAGAAGAGGAACCCCACGCCCATGATGAAAGGGTGGTTGCGGGCCAAGGAGGCGACCGCCAGGACGTTATCGAGCGACATGGAGACATCGGCCGCGCAGATGACCCCCATCGCCTTCCAGAAGCGATTGTCCGCCGATACATCGGCAGGCTTGGCAGAGTCCGCCGTGCCTTTGGCCTCCGCCCACATTTCTTTGCCCATCCCGTAGGCGACCCATAGAAGTAGACATCCCCCCAGGAAGGCAAAGATGTGCCAGGCAAGCAGGAAAAGGGCAAATAGGGCAAAGAGGATCCGCAGCAGGATCGCCATCCCCATCCCCAGCGTGATGGCCTTATCCCGGTCCTCCTTGGGAAGTCCATTAGCGGCCATGGCGATGACCACGGCATTGTCTCCCGAGAGGATCAAGTCTAGGAAGATCACGGAGCCTAGAAGCAGGATGCTATAGACGAACATCGTTCCTCCAAAAATGAGGGGCGGTGTCAGTCCCGCCCCAAAGGTTGGGATCAATCGATACGGTGGGTGGCCTTACCGGCGGTGTCTCCCGCTGCCGCCTGAGCGTTGGTGGTGGTGGAGGCGATGAGTTCCGCAGCCGCTTCTTGGAAGTCCACATCGTTCAAGTTGTTCTGCCCCACGATGTCGAACTTGGCGCCCATCGGACCCAGCTCAGCATCGAGCTGTTCCAGCCATGCCGTGAGTTCCGGAGTTCGCTGACCGACTGTGAGCACCATGATCCGGAAGCTCTCCGGGTTATCGAGCCGCTTGGTCACGGAGACGATTTCCCTGTTCACGGCATCCGTTGAATCTGGACGCCCATCGGTAACCAGGAACAGCAGTGTGGGTGTTTTTGGATCCGCCTGATGGATCTTGAAAGCCGCCTCCACAGCCAGATGAGTGGCCGTCCCGCCGCCTGGCCCGTACTTGTTCATCTGCGTGTCCACGTCCGACCCGGTAATGAGCACTTCGGTATGAATGCCGGCATTAAAGAAAACGCCGTAGACTTTTCCGCCATCGGCCGATGAGGCGGCAGCCGGAACGAAAGCCTTCAGCTTTTCCCGCAAGTAGCGATAGCGGGTTTGTCCATCACAGTCGGACTCGTCCATGGATCCAGAACGATCGACAGCGACGATTACACGGTGACCTTGAACCTCTAACATGTGTGATCTCCTACAAGTTGTTGATATTTGAGCGTCGATCTTCTACTGGACACACCGCTCTTCAAGCGTCCAGCGTGGCTTTCACCCTATAGGGTTCAGGCAGGAATCGGCACTAGCCGGGAGTCGGCCCGTCGTGGTGTAGAGAAGGTCAATGGACTGGACTATCCCGGTGGCGGGATCCCAGTAGACCAAGGCGCAGCCGGCATGGTAGCCGGTGGTGCTGCACTTGACCTGTTCAAACGCAAGGCCGGTGGTGAATCCCTGTGCCGAAGTACCTGTTATCTGGTAGGCGACGTACGGACTTCCTCCTACGCAGATGGAAACACCCAGCTGCTGTGGTGTCGGTATCTGGAGTGGTGCCAGGGCTTGTGCAGTGGTGACACTTAGCATCATGAGAACGGTGATCATGCGGATCATAAACCCTCCTTTCGTTTTGTTAGTTATCGAACCAGACTAGCCACTCTCTGACGTATTTCAGCGAGCGTCAATGTTCGGCCCAGCATGAAATTTCCATCCCTCCAGACAGGCTGAAGTAGATCGACAGTGCCGTACCCTTCTTGCTCCTTCTTGGTGAGCCCATCGATCAGACGTAACCCGTCCTTGTCTTGTACCACGACCAACCGGCCACGAGCTGACTTTTTTCCAGACGTATCCGTGACCGGGTCCTTCTGGAGAAGTCGCTCCTCACCGTTCACCTGAGCCCAGGTGGCCTTCATAGCAAACCCGTTGGTGTCTCGGGTCACATACTGGTATGTGTACGAACCGATCCCGAACACAACATTGGTGGAAGCAAAACCCTTTTCCTTCAGACGCTCACAGATCGCCTGAGCCCGCTCGACCGTGATGGAATCTCCGTAGATGGTCCCGATATGACTATCTAGGACCTTGTATCCAGTAGGGCTCACGGCGCCGCCGAAGATATCCCACAGGGATTCCACGACCCCCTTGTGCTGTAGGCTACCTGGCGTGGCCGAGGCATCCCCTGTCAGGATCAGTACCGGGTCTCCGGAGTCAGGACGGATGATCAAGGCCCCATCTCGATCAAGGATCTTTTCCTTGAGGGTGGGGAGATAGGTTCCCAGAACCTTCCACAAGTCCCACGTGTCCGAAACGATCGAGATGTAGCCTGACGGGTAAAGGTCCAAGAGTCTGGCGAATGTGGCTAGTTCATCTCCCTGGCCCCCGGCACACATGACGGAATGCTCAGTCGCTGGGACAGAGATCCCGATAGTTCCTGTTCCGAAGTAATCCTCCTTAAGCATCTGGATGGCGGGGATGCAGTCCGTACCCAGGAAGGAGAGAAGATGTCCTGCCCCAGATAGCTCCGCTCCCTCAACTCCTTCGAGGCCCCGGAAGGAAAAATCATGCCCCTGATACGGGACCAGATCTATTTTCCCAGTGGTGAGACTGGAATAGTGGGTGAGAATCTTCCTGTAGCGAAGCGCGGTGGTGGCCGACGTGCACGGGAGCCACAGGTTGCACGAGAGTAAGGTCTCGAAGTAGTTGGTCAGCCAGAAGAAATCTGGGTGGGTGTTCTCGATAGTGAGCATCGGGACCCGATAGGGAACGGCCGTCCCTTCCGGGAGGGCCCGGATTTCCAGGGGTAGATAGCCCAGCTTGTGCAGAGCCATGATGTGATCGGTCCCGACCATGGCACCAGCCTGCTCTCCCAGGTAGCTGCGGAGGAATTCCCTATAGGCATCCCGAACCGCCTTGGCAGGCTCATCGAAAAAGGTAGCGATTGCCTGGTAGGTAAAGTACTTCATCAAGAAGCGCTGTAGGCCAAAGAAGATCACCGCGTCCTGTCCACCGATCCTGGTAGACCGGGCCGTGAAGTTTGAATAGACATACTCAGTTCCTACAGGATACTGGCGCCGATGGTCCAGCTTATACCCGTCCGTCATCCCGATCAGTCCAAACATCTATAGACCCTCCCGTTGTTTTGTTTCATTACATGTCTTGCCCAACTGTTTACGTTTGCGCTTCCGCTCCAGAGGCCTGAGCATCTGTTCCAGCGAGACTTTGAAGTCTGCGACGGCAGCCTCCACCGCTTCGCGGATAATCCGCTTGCGGAGTTCCTCTTCCTCTCGGCGTATTCGTTCTTCAGTCATGACGCACTGGCTCGCTCAACGGTTATCCAGCCAAGATACCAAGGCGACTCCGGTAATGATGCCCGCAAGGAGCGCGGCCACAACCCAACCTATATCAACCATCATTACGTTCGTCCCCGTTCACTGCGCTCCATGCGTGGAATAGACCCGTAGTCCCCCACGCCTCATGTTGTGCGGCATGGCCTTTAGGTAGAGTGCAGTAGATATTGACGCGGTCAGCCATCTCCCAGCGCGCGCCGCAAAGTTCACTACTGGTTTTCTCCGGAAAGGCGCCCAAGCTATTCGGCAAACTCCCCCTGGGCATAGGAGCTGCGGCGTCAGCACCCGAAGATGCTGAATCTGCCTGATTTCCGTTCGGTTCCTCCGATGAGCCTGCGAGCTGACGAGCGACTCGGGAAAGCACTTCATGGACTTTGTGCGCCGGACTGATCTGTGTCAGACACCAATCGATGTCTCCGACCAGGCGAGAGGTCGGCTCGGAACCTTCGCGGTGGGCGGATTGAACTGTTGTCGTCTCGTCGGCGCTTCTTCTCTTATCTAGCGCCATTTCTCGATAGATACGCAGCTTGGCCACATTGCTCTCAGTGGGCCACGGTCGCGGACCGGGGAGCGCGATGGAGAGGATTTCGAGCGCATCGTCCCGTTCGGCGCGTAGGCGTTGGTTATCCGCCAAAAGGCACACCTCATTGTGCTTTCCGTCTTCACGGCCACAGTAGACGCACTTCTTTGAGGACGGAGCGCATTTCTGCCGTTTGAGCTGCCCGACGATATCGCACAGACTTGCCTGCTTGGCCGCTCCATGCTCACCGTTCAAAAGGACGTCTAATTCGCGCACGAGTCTGCGGTGATCGGCGAGCACTTCTTCATAGTCCTCAGCGGTAAGCTGATCCTTGGTCATGTCGTCTTCCTCTTTACGTCCCAAAGAGGGGCAGCAGTTGTGGGAGGAGTGGGATCACTCTCAACCGTCCGAAGGTGTTCGCCTGACACCAGCTGTCCGTAGTGATGATGTTGTGATAGATAGGGCTAATGTTCCCTATCCCACGAGAGAAGATTCCGTGGGATACGAACAAATCCAGAGTGGAACCTGAAGCAAGCCAGTCAGTACCCCAGCACTCGGCTAGTAGGTTGAAGGTTGCTCCACCATCACAGATATCATCCACCACGATGTAGTGCCCGGACTTAGGAAGAGGTGGCATCTGGTAGCTCAGGATGCGACCGGTCTTTGGATCCCGGTCCTTCTCACATCGGAAGATGTACGTACCAGGGCAGAATTTCTGTAGGAAATCCATAGCTCTGTTCAATGCGCCTTTGTCCGGAGCGATCACACCATCCCATTGACCCTGGACTCCTTCGGGAAGATCCGAGGGCATGAGAATACTTGGGTCCCAATCCATGGCAACACGGGCGAGATCGGAATGGAGATCAAAGACGTAGGTGGGGCGATGAGAAAGTAGCTGTCCCATGATTTCGATGGTGAGAGGCGCGGTCCCATCATTGGCCCGATCCTGGCGGGCACCGGGAAAGTAGGGACAGAAGAGCTTGGCCCGTTGCCCCTGACGGGACAGGGCATCAAGCACCAGGGCCCCGTTGAAGGTATCGAGCAAGGTCCTGGCCTTGAGGTACAGGAGGATGAAGTCCTCATGCTTCTGGACCGGGAAGATCGGGAGCTTTACATGCGGCTCCCCTCCAGGGAACACTATGGTCTCGATGCCGGATGCCGCGTAGTTGTCACTGTCTATCACTGTGATCATTCGTATATCCCCTCTTTGTACTTGAAGGCCAACCCACCTAGAGCGGCAACCGCTACTAGCCAGAGAAAAAAGGCGTACCACTTGCGTGTGAATCCGGCCCAGATACCTACTACAAACCCGGCGAAGGAGACCACGACCCATCCCCAGTGGTAGTACATGTTGGAATAGGCCTGCATCATTTGCCTTCTGCCTTTTGGATCGCAGCATTCGCCTGTTGGTTAGGCTCTCTGGCTTTCTCCGGACCGCTAGTCTCCGACAGTTCATCGGACGGATAGAGCCCCGTATGGCTCTCGACGTCGAATTCGCGCGGCGGGATGCGACGTGGCGAACGCGCCAGTGTCTTGTCGAATGACGCAGCCTCGCTAGCCGAAAGCTCACGGGTCGGTTCCTCCGGTGAGTACAAGTGCGCGGTACAGCCCTGCACGTCACCAGCCCAAAATCCGCCTGGGCCGACGTGAATACCACGCTCGTTCTTGGGAAGCCCACGACGGCAACCGTCACATTGATTGATAGGTGCTGGCGTCTCGTCAGCTCTTAGCTTCGAAAGCGCTTCGTCTCGCTCCCGCGTCACTGTTTCAAGCTGCTGAAGCAGTTGCATATACTCGCCAGCGCGGAAGTAGTTTTTGCCGTCGATCACGTTCTGAATGAACTCGCGCCAGCCGGTAGGGTCTTTGTTTACAGGTTTTGAGGTGAGCATGCATGGACCATATCCAGCATGGTCCCCCACGCACACACGACAGTGGCACTGTCCATGGGTCATGTTGCTGGCTCAAGGAAGGTCAGACGAACCTGGACGTGCCCGATGACTTTGCTCTTCTGCTTCCTGCCCTTGGAGGACAGGCCCACTTCGGACACCTTCCCGTAGGTCTCCTCATAGCGTTTGATCGCCTTGGTGTCGTTCGGATTCGCCCGTACGTGGCGCTTGATGCGGCGCCGCTTGTTGCGATCGGTGATACCGAACTGGGCCGCGTAGTGACCCTTGCGCTTGGCGATGCGGTTGGCTTTCCAGTAGGACTTGTTGGCGGACGCTTTCTTCTTCGCAGTAGTCTCTTCGCTCACCGATGATTACTCCAGTGCTTCTCCAGTTCGTCAACCATGGCGGCATAACTGGCCGACATAAACTCGCAAGACAGATCGATCACGGCCTCAAGCTGCTGATCATCTAAAGCGACCCCTCTATTGAGCATGAACAGTAGGACCTGGGCTTGTACGCTCGGCCGCGCCTCCGCTGCCTGCTTCTTGTGCGTCTCGCAATCGCCGGCCTCCAACTGCTGCTCAGGGGTCTTGCAAAAGACACAGCGACCAGCCACGGGCATATGGGTATAGCGCATTACTGCCTCCGTGCCTGGAAAGACTGTTGGAGACGGTAGAGCAGGTCCGGATCGTCCCGAAGCTCGATCAGGATCTCCATGACGAACTCATTGGCGATCTCGGCCATGGTCTGGACCTGTTCCGCCGAGAAGAGAATCGTTTGACCCCTCTCCATCCGCTCCATCAGGCACACCCCAATGTAGGCCTTGAGACTTTCGACCTGGTCCATGGTCAGCCCCCCACCCGAAAGGTGGATCGGCAATGGGGGCATATGACCTTAGGTCCTGTCGGTGGGGTATCGACCCTGACCGATGTGCGTCCATCGGCCCGAAGCTCCCACCGGTCATCCACGTCCTCTCCCTGGGCCTTTAGGACGCCCACCAGGCCGAAGTCGGGGAACTTGGTACTCATGGCCTGGAGGATGTATTCGACCGCCTCATCCATCCCGTAGGTCTTCTCAGCCAAGTTCCACTTCAAGCCCGAATAGTCTCGGGTCACTTCCAGATCGATGTGTTCCCGAAACGTCCCGTCCTTGTTCTCGATCAGCTGGTTCAGATAGACCAGCTGAGGAACGCTGATCGGGTTTGTGAAGCGAAGCTCTCCCTCGAACCGGGTCGTATACCCCATGCCTGGCCCTCCCCTAAGCTGAAATGTTTACCGTGTACAGGTACAGAGATTAGGCAGTGTCTGTACAGATTGCAAGGGGAATCTTGCCAAGAGCGGAAGCGGAGGAGTAAAAATAAAAATGGCCCTGGATGATTAGCCGTCACCCAGGGCCGTTATCGGTATGCACTTGCCAGTCCTACCGATGGTTTCCGGACTAGTCTCTCCCGGAACTGTCGCCCTAGCAAGCCCCGTACCGGTCGCCCGATACGCGAAAGGTCACTGGGGCCGAAATGGGCCTGCCATCAAGAAACCATTATCCCGGTCCGAGGTGTCCCCATTCCTCTCCGGTCCGAATCCGATCGATTCGTTTGTAAGGGAATCCTGGACCCCGGAGAGTGACGGACCCGGCCCCCCAGGAGGGAACCTGAGTACCCCGAATCCAGAGAGGAGGAAGGGGAAAGGGGTGGGATTCTGCCCGCACGTTCCATCAGATCGATCTGCTCTTCCCAGAAACCTAACAGGTGACAGGGGAGATCGGTCCTGACGAACCGGGTTGGATCCACCAAAATCATTTCCACCAACGCCTTCATGTCTGCTAGATTATCTGAACCTAGACAAATGTCAACTGGGAGGGGTCCGGATGGGGATGTATGACTCGGTTGTTTGCAACGCTCCGTTGCCCACGGTCGAAGGGGCTCCGACTCCCTCCAATGACTTCCAGACCAAGGATTTCCATCGGGCCCTGGATCTCTACACCATCACCGCCGAGGGAAAATTGCTCTTCGACTCGGGTTGGCCTGGAACGGATGGTGAAGCATGCCCCCCCAAGGAAATCACCTTCCACGGCATCCTGAACTTCTACACGTTCGAGGGGGATAACTGGTTCGAGTACAACGCCAAGTTCACGGACGGAAGGCTCATCGAGATCACTCCCGTTGAGATCTACAGTTATATCCGAGAGGGGGAACCCCCGAAGGGGTCGGATGTATACGACCACCGACCTGTGGTTGCTACCCAGTTCTACTACCCTGAGAAGAAGCTGGTTACGCGGGAGGACGAGACTCCTTGAATGACGAGCGCGCCCAAGCCTTTTTCGACTCGATAGAGCGGCGTTGTGCCCGCAGCTGGGAGGAGGACATTCGGGCAGCTAGAAGGACGGGCTGGGATCTTCTCAAAGCGTATGAGGCTCGTACCAGTGCCTCCTTCGAACCAGGCACCCCAGAGCATGAGGACCGGGTCCACCAGGCCCGGCGTTACAAGGCGAGATTAGAGACGATTGGAGACAAGTGATGCCCACAGTGCTTCTTCAGGGGGAGATGACCGACGAGCAGGTCGCGGACTTTGTGGCTCTGATCACCAGCTTCGGTATCGAGCACGAACTCCGGGGTAGTCTACATCTCAATGTCTTCAACGGTAGTTCCAGGGGTCGATCCATGGTGAGGAATCTGGCCGATACCGATCCCCATATCGTCTTGATCGATCGGAGCAAGGATCCAGAATGATCGAACGACACGTCGGGGATCTCCTATCCGTTACCTCCGGGATCATCGTACATGGCTGTAATGCCCAGGGTGTCATGGGCTCCGGGGTGGCCAAGGCGATCCGGGAGAAGTATCCGAAGGCCTACGATGCTTACCGGCTATGGCACGAAATGGACTTTCTGAAGCTCGGTAGATGCTGTCCACTCTTCGTTACTAAAGAGCTGATTGTCTGTAACGCCATCACTCAGGACAGGTATGGTACGGATGGTAAACAGTACGTGAACTACGATGCCTTACGGACCTGCTTTGCGGACGTGGCCCGTTATGCCCGCGCACCTGAAACTCCTATCTGCTTCAAGGATATCCACTTCCCCCTAATTGGCTGTGGACTCGGAGGTGGGGATTGGAAGGTGATCGAGCCGATCATCCAGGAGGAGCTAGCTGGACTCCACCCTCACCTTTGGGTATTAGGATCGGATAGTGCGTCCGGAGGTCAAGATGGAAGGTAGTCAACGGTTGCCGCCGTGGAAGCAAGGGCCGCTCGGTGAATGGTCGATTGTGGGCATGAACCACTATCACATCAACGGGGAGCGACGTTTGTTCGTGGCGATGACGAAAGGCTCCCACTGCATCAAGGAGGAAGGCAAGGATGACGAGTTCCTATGGAATCGGCTCTGCCACCAAGCTTGGAGACTCGATGACAATGGAACAGCGCCATGAATAGTCTAGTCTGGAGTTGGGGCGCTTTCATGTTTGTAGACGCCGTCTGCTATACGATTGCGCGCGTTCGCGGACAGAGACCATCATGGATACGATCCCTTACCCCAGGCAGCGGCTATTACATGCTCGTTAGAAGCTATGTCAGCGCAACAGGTGACAAATGAGAATCACGATCTCGGTGGTGGCTGGTTGGACTGTGGGTTTCATGTTAATCGGCATCTACTATACGAGGCACGATATCCCGTTGTGGCTGGCTCCGGTCGCCGGCAGCGCGACAGCTTTCCTATCGATGTGGGCTCTCAAGTAACCGTGAACGGTAGGACTTTATGATCATCGGGAATAAATACTGCTTCGAGTGCGGCAAGCGATATCCCTTGGATGACCGGAATCGCCATGTCTGTGTCATGGAGGACGCTCCCCGCGAGGTGACCATCACCGAGATCCGCACGGTGATTCGGGAGGAACTGGCGCTCTTCTGGAAGATGTACGATCCCCATATCCGGTCCTGGCCGCCCCGCCCTGCCTGTGACGGGGATCTGGGCTGGCCAGGTTGATGCAGGAACGAATGATGGGTAACAGACCAGACGTGGAAGGGATCAAAGGATGTACCGATGGTGGGTGCGTCTTTGGTCATCCGGGAGGGATGCACACCAACGGTGGCTGCTCCTGTCTACGCGAGGTTCGTCCGACCGAGCTTCGTTTGAGGTTTCTGAGGAACATCTCTTTGCTGCGTGCGGAGATCCGCCGATTGAAGGAGGAGCGTGCCCCGTTGGACCCTGTCTGATCTCGCTCGTATTCGAGGTGCCCTCGACAAAAGCGCCCCGTCTAAGGGGAAGTACCGGAACGAGAGCTTCGTTTACAATAGTAGGCGCTATAGCTCCAAACTTGAAGCCCGCTACGCCCAGCATCTAGACCTACTCTGGAAGGCCGGCGAGATCCTTTGGTATACGACCCAGGTTCCCTTCGTCTTAGAAGGAGGCGTGATATACCGGGCCGACTTCCTTGTCGTTCACAACAACCCCGAGAATGGGCGCGGTAATATCTCCATTGTTGATGCGACTGGCGTCATGACCCAGGTCAAGGCCAACAAGCTGAAGCAGCTTCATGATCGGTACGGGATCACGGCGATGATCTATCGGAAGGACGGTCGGCTGGTCTCGTTCGAGGGGGTGGCGGTGACCAGACGTACGGCGCCCCGTTCGATAGCTCTGCCCCGGCCTGCTTGAGTAGGACTTCCAGATCCTCCGTATGCAGGATGACATAGTCGGTCCCCTCTCGAAGATTTCCAATGCGTTGGGCTCCACCAGGGGCGATCTGGCATCGTTCAATCCACTTGAGCACGGCCAGGGTATCCCACTGTCGAATCTTCTTTCGGAGCCACTGCAGCATTCGGGTTTACCTCGATCACGCGTATTTTCGCACTCTTGGCCCTGGCCACCATGTCCTGGGTTCCACGTCCTCCTGGGAAGGCAATGACCATGTCATCTTTCCCCAGTAGGGCCAACATCCAGATGTTGCGCCTAATGCCTGCAGAATTGCCATAGAAGTCCCAGGCCGCAGGGACCTTGACCACCGGCAACCCCATGGACTCCGCCCATTCCCCGGCTAGGGTATCCGCCCCGTTGGCATCTCCATGAATCACATGGGTGAAACCATACTGCACGTAGAGGCCAGCGAGTTTCTCGCTCAGGAACCGCTTCTCTTTTAGCGCCTCGATTGCGGGATCAAAGTCCTCATGCGTGACTACTTTTTGTAGTCTGCCGTAGTTACGGCCCCCACAGACAATGACTTTCACTTCGTTTTCTCCTTGCGAGCGAACTCGCAGTGCCAGGCAGTAAGGGGGCGATTAGGCTTACCATCGGGGCGTAAGCCATTGGACTGACGGTAGTACTGGTACGCCTCAAAGGGGGTCGCAAAGGTCTTGGCCTTGTCGATGTCCGGGGTGGTCACGAGCTTCCCGCCAGGAAGGTAGTCGCCTTGGGGGCTCATGGGGGCCGGTACATACTCGACAACGTACTGGCCGTCACCGGGAGTCCGTATGCCTTTGGCTGAAGTGATGATTTTGATCACGAAGCTCACTTCCAGCCCCCTTTGTTGCGCTTCAGCCACTTCTTCCACTTGGGCCGTCTGCGCATGAGGCGCTGTAAGGCTCGTAGATTGGTAGACAGATGCCGGATAGGCTCCACTCGTGGCTCCCCTGTCCGCCTGTTGTAGTGCTTCCACCAGTTCATGCGGAGGGGATTTCTTCCCGCGCATCGTACCCAGACAGCCCCAGCATGAGATGTCGGTCGATACGTGGGGCGTGCTCGCGCATGGCTGCCTCGTAGCCCTTGGTATAGGCGAGTTCCTCTCGCACCGCCCCTTGTGTGATGCGATACAGACAGCCGGTAATCACCGAGGTGGCGATCACGGTCGCGGTGATGGCCCACATGTTGATGTAGGCGATGGTCTGGGGCGTTGTCATCTGGCATAGGTTCATTGGCTGGTCCTCCCGTTAGTTCACTTCGTTTACTTCGAAATAATCGACTTCGCCTATCAATATAAAAGTACAGCCGTAAGTGTTCTCGTTGGAACGTTTCCGAATGGTCACATCGATGTCATGTATGTAGATTTCATACTCGATCACATGGTGATCGCCATGGTATCTAACCATGTAGCGATACAGCCGCATCACTTCACTCCGCAGTCCTTTAAGAAGCGCTCCCGATCGAACGATGGCGCGTTTTCCTTGAACATATCCGCTAATGCGTTGCAATCCGCGCGCCACTGCTGTGTCAGGTACGCGCTACCATGCTCATAAGAGGCAGGCATTGCTTTGCGCATGCAAGCAGCCGTGCGCTCATACAGGGATGCCGTCCAGCGGAAATGAACCCAGCCGCTCATGCGTGCGGGAACCAATGGCGCACCACGTTGGCTCCCAGGAGCCTCCCAAGATGCTTACGCGGGTCGGGGCGGCTCGTGCTGTAGAAGTCCGTCCAGATAGCGTCAGCTAAGACTTCGCAGACATACTTCCGATACCACGGACCGTGTTTGCCTTCTTTCGGTGCGAGGCTGACTTTCGGTCCGCCGTGAGCCCCCTGGATGAACACTGAAAGATGGCTTTGTTCCTTGTGGAAAGCCTGCAATAGATCCTGCAGCGTTACCCCTGAGTCGTTCTCGATGTAACGCAACATTTTCTCGGCGTGGTTCTTGTGTTTGGATAGCATGCGCTGGATCCTCCACAGGGCGGCCATGTTTTCGTACATGTCCCGGCGTAGGTTGGGACGTTGGTCCACAAACTGACGAATAGCGGCCAGGAGCACCGCTCGCTCGTGAGCAGTGGTATAAATAGGTTGTGCGGTGGTTTCTTCAAGTGATTCCATGGGTTCCTCCTATAAGGCAAAGTAGTAGACATCTCAAGTGTACAGAGACAGGGGGGGATTACAAGCGGGCTTTGGCCTCCACTCTTCGACATAACGTAACGCTTGTGTCATAAGACTGAACATCATGAGTGTAGCTCCAACCATCCCAGCACCATGATTAGCGCGAACCCTCCGAGGAACACGCCAGCGGCGATTTGTAGGATGAGCATCATGTTCACTCCGGTAATGCCTGAGGACAAGCCTCTATCAACTTGACGTAGTCAATAGCCTGGATCCGCTTGATCGGTAGCCCTTCCTGCTTCAGCGCTTCTCTGATACGCGGGGCATAGTTCACCGCGATCATGGCCGCAAGTGAGATATCGTTACGCATGAAAAGCATTGCGGCACACGTAGGCGCTCGCACGCCAGGAGTGGAGTAGTGTACGAGCCAACGAACGACGTGCATACGCGCCGCAACATGCGCCGCTACTTTGTATTGTCCTTCCAGGCCCCTCCTGTGTTGTCGCTCTCCTGCGAGCGCCATGTCATAGCAACGTGTCAGCACGGGATCTAGTGTTATGTTGTCGAGAAACTCCAGTGTGGTCCATGCCTTGTTAATAAGGCCGACAACCTGAGTATGAGCGATAGTCTTAGTCTTCACGGTACGTATCTCCTTGGTGGATATATGGATAGAAGCCACGCGGGGCCGCTCCTGGAGCGAACGGCCCCTAATGAGTCTATCGATCACTCATCCGACAGCAACGCCTGGTCCAGTTTGGGAAGAGCAAACTTCCCCTTGCTGGTGAGCTGTAGAATCTTTCCCCCTTCCCGTTCGAGCTTCACGCGCTCATCCTGATGCTGGATGCCGCGCGCGTAGGCCGTCACCGCCGTAGTCGCATCCCACAGGGTTTCGATGGGCCGGCCTTCTTCTTCCAGGTGTGTCGCGTTGATCGCCTTAATCTGTGCTTTGTTGAAATTGCGATTGGCCAGGAACTTCTCCAGGTCATCGATTTTTTTCTCCTGGGCCGCAGCGATGGCTTGCTGTACGCCGACAGTAGAGGACCGCGAGTAGGAGTCGAGTGCAGGCAACACACGCTCACGAAGGTGTACACCCGCACTGGCAGTGTGACGTACCCTGATCTCCTGATACTCCTGTGCGCCCCACACGATGCGATTGCAGCACACGTAATCGAACAGGAAGAGCGCGATGCCGAAGGTGGAAGCGCCGACTTCCGAATTCCAGATGAAGAAGCCACGCGCGAGTGAGCCGGACTGGCCGTTACGCCGATTGGGGATCTCGATGCGATGCTCCTCATCGGCCAGGAATACGAACATGTCGCGATCGGAGGCGAAAAGCGTCGTGTTGTCCTTGGTGACGGTGACCGCTTTGCCGAATTCCCGTGGCACGCGGAAATCGCCCGTCAGACCATCGCCGCAGCGGTCTACGAGCACATTCACGATATCCCGGTTCCAGATGCGTCCGTAATTGGGGCCTGTGGCCGCACGTAGCTCCGCAGGACCGCCGTTCTTGTAAAGCAGGACGCCTATGTCCTTCACATCACGAGCCAGCTGTATGCCGTAGTTCAGGTTGTCAGCCGCCAAGGGCGCCGGGAGGCTGCGTAGATACCCTGCAGGAGCCCCAGCCAGGCCCGCCAGCTGGCCAAAGGACCAATGGGTTGCATTGACCGGTCCACCATTGGGCCCGACGATCTGAAGGCCCTTGAAGTTATCCGTGGGATCGGGTTGGGCCAGGATGGCGCGCGAGGGGAGGACCTTCTCTTTGCTCGCGCTATAGACGTTATTCACGAAGGACTGCAGGGTCAGGAGCGAGGCGAACCGCTGATCGGCGGGACGAGTGGCCCATTGACGGGAAGCCTGGGTGAGAACGGTTGAAGGTACGGACATGGTGCTTATCTCCTATCGGTTGTTGCGGACGGTTCAGGGATAGGCCCGCAAGGGGCGGACCTATCCGCTCAAACGTCAGGCCCAAAACTCGGTCCAGTCATTCTCACAGTCGGACTCTGCGCAGCCTTGCTTAGAGTCTGAGCCGCAGGTGGGGCAGACTTTTGGCTTAGGGCTATCGCCCCTGGCTTTCGAAAGGGCGCGAGTGGCTTGGCGCATGAGAGTCGAGTCGCCATCGATCAGGTTGGAGTGATACACCGCGTTGAGCGCGTTGAAGAGATCCTGAGCCGCATTCACAAGGTGAGCAGCTTTAGTGATGCTCTCGGCATCGATCTCCAGGGTCTTACCGCGTTCAGGGAGGGTGGTAACGAGAATGGAGTACTTAGGCATGGCTAACTCCTACAGCGGGCCAGTAGCGAGGATGGCATGGGCCAAGGGACGCTTGCAGCGGTCGCACTGGCAGTGTTTGGCATGCGCCGGGGGCAAGGCATGGAAGGCAATCTTGACCGCGCGGGCCTGAGCACGCTCAAGGTCGCGTTTCTTCTCGATCAGTTTGCGGGTGTAGTCCACGGTACGTATCTCCTGTGTGTTGTGAAGTGCGTTTAGTCTGGAACGCCAGCAATGTTGCAGAATTCATGCAGAGAATGAGGCGGTTCTACCTCCAGTCCTTTGACACAGGCGTTGACTACGTCGTACCAGGCGGCCTGCTCCCGCATGTCGATGATGGCGTTGGTGCCTGGCATGACCGCGGGCCTATAGCGTCGCAATGTTTGCGCAACCGAGAGCTGCAGGCTTGTCAGATTAGTCTGAGGCATAGGGGTGCTCCTAATTAGAATGAACGGAACGGCCAGGTATTGAGGATCGCGGGAGTCGTGGCCAGCTTGGTGAGCTTATTGCCAGCTACCTCCCAGCATTTAGACGCGTCCTTGTCCTGCCAATTGGTGCGCAGGTGCTCAGCCTTGTCACGGCAAGTAACACCCAGTGCCTTAAGAAGATCCTCAAGGCCGTAGGTATCGACCAAGTCCTCCAGGGTCTCTGCCATACGATCTACTTGGCCGGTCGATTCATCGGTTGTTGGGCTCATGGTGCATAGCTCCTATAGGAATTGACGGTATCAACGGACAGGCACTTGTTCGGCAGGCTCGAAGAAGCGAGTTCCTGAGCCATCCTGGCCGTAACGGACCCGCACTTGACCATCGTTCATCTGGTCCACCGAGTAGATGTACTCATCCCAGGGGTAGGGGTAATCCAGGGTCTGGCCCGCTTTCAGATCAATGGCGAGGACAAGGGTTTGGATCTTCATGGGGAAAGTCCCTAGTTGTTGTAGGAGGCGTAAGAGGCGATGCAGTGGTAATAGCCCTGGGATCGGTCTGAGGACATATAGACGGGTGAGCGGTCCATCTTCTGGGTGAGTTTGAGCATGCGGGCGTAGTCACGTTCGGCCATCACGGCATTGCTCACGATCAGTCCCATGGGATAACGAGCGTGGCTCGTGACGTGAATGATGGCATCTGCGGCATCGCCCCCAGCAACGAGCATGTCTTGCTCAGTGAGCTTGGGAGGCTGAGCTAGGTAGGTGGCGCCACGAATCGCTTTGTCTATAACCCATGTATGGCCGTCCCTATCGACGGTGACGAAATCGCGTGAGCCATCAGGGCGCTTCCTCTCGATATGGCGGACGCGAAAGGTGCGGTCTTGATCCCCATGGCCACACGCAGCGAGCCATTGACCAGGGACGAGGAGGTATTTCATGGCCGTAGCTCCTAAAACGGAACGTGAAAGCGCGCCATCCGGAACGACCAGGCAGTAGCCAAGCGCTCAGGACGAGCCACGGGCGATGTACGGGCAATCTGGCTCAGGTAGGACCAGACCGCAAAGCGGACTCGAATGGAGATGTGCATGGTGCTTACTTCCTATGCGGGGTGTGTATGTCAACCGAGGCACTAAGGTATCATGTACAGGTTCAGAGTCAAGAGGATATTGACCGGATGATGTGACGTAAGTCACTGACTATAAAGGTCTTGACAATTCTTAAGGATCGGAGGGGATTGACAAAGGGTTGACAGGGGCTGGATAAGACGGCCGCTGATGGGGCAATAACGAACGAGAGTAAGGAGGGTTTCTATGACCATGCACGAGCGGCTGGGGATCTTGGCCTGTATCCATGGGGTGTCTTTGAGCCGTAGCTGCCGGGACTGTTCGGACGCGGCCTGGCCGAAGATTGAACGGGACCATGCCTCGTTGGCGATCAAGAGTGATCTACCGATGCCCCCAGGCCCGTCCTATGAAGCCACAACTCTAGATCGCGTTAGGGACGCGCAACCCGCAAGTCCCGCAAGGCGGGATGAGCGAACAGCGAAGGTGGAGCGGCCCGGCCCGTCTACGGGCAACGCCCATGCTCTCAAGCTCAGAAGATTAAGGACCGATCTCAGACCCTGGATAGCAACCCTAGACCATCTAGCAATGGACTGTCGTGAAGCCCGCAAAGAAGCCCTCGAAGCCGCCTCAGCTCTCCAAAGACTCCTCAACAGATTGGATCGGATCGCTCGATAGGGTCGGTCGGTCGGGTCGGTAGGATCAAGGATAGGACCGATAGGATCGTACAGGATCTACATCGCAGGGATGGACAGGAACAGTACCTAGGGGGATCGCCTCCCCTCCGTGGAGGGTCCGGCCCTACCGATCGGACCGACCCTAAGCATCAAGGATCGGACCTAACTGCGCATAATGCATCTTATGTCATATCGTAACTTATTGATCTATATGAACTTCGTGTTCTAATCGATCAGGATTAGGTCTATATCCATCGGTCCTATAGATCGACCTGGGCAGGGTGGACCGACCCCCACCGGGGGGGAGCGGTTCGCGCCGGAGGCTCTCGGGTCCCATCGACGCACCACCCCTTCACCTGTCCATCTAATCCACCCCTCCATCTCCCTATCCATCCCACCCCGACCCTGTCTAGGAATCCCCCGGACACCCCCCTCTGATGGGACCCTGTCCCGTGGGGTACATTGATATATAATTCCCAGAATGAGATCACGTGAACGGATAAGAGGGGAGGTTTTGCGAGGGATCAGGGAGTGGATCCGGGAGGAGGGGATTACGCAGGCTGAGGCGGCGCGGCGGATGGGGCTGCGCAAGTCGAACTTTTCATCGTTGCTGTCTGGGGCGTGGGAGGCCCGTACGGACACTCTCTTGGATCTATGGGAGAAGATTGGTGGGGAGTGGGAGCTGCATATAGGAAGGGAGAATGGGCGCCGCAGTTGACATAGAAGAGATGATGAAGGAGCGGGCGTATCTGCTGGAGCTATTACGGCGGGTGCGGGAGGAAGTGAATGACTGCTGTGGGTGCCTCAAGTACCGTGCGGTGGGCAGGGAGGTGGATCGGATCCTGGACCCTCCAGTCCCCTAGCTTTATCGCAAAACAATCCTTTTCCTGTATCTGTACACGGGATAGGATATGGGGAAGGCGTAGCCCAGGAGCGGTGGTCCCTGAGAAAGAGGTTGCGATCCCTCAACCACTAGTGCGGGGAACCCCTCCGGGACTGTTTGAGGTGTAGACCTCCCGGAGGATTCCTTCACGGAACTGGGGATAGGAGGGGAGAAAGTTTCGTCATGGTTGACATAAATGAAATATTCTTGCGAGGTCTTCCGAGTGGATAGAAAGGAAATTGCTATGACAGGGTCGAAGACGGCTTATGAGCAGCTTCGGCCGCCATACCTACCGCAGGAACAGATCTACAAGCGGGTGAAGAGTCCCCGCTGCGGGTATCCGGGAGACAAGCTGCGCAACAAGGCGCATGAGCACAAGCTATGACAAGGACCGATGTGATGGACGAGAAACCTGAGACGGAAGTAGAGATCGTGGATCTTGGGAAGGCCTCGGAGCTGACCCAGGGGATGCTCTTGGGGCACTTCATGGAGACGACCGTCCCGCCCTTTGGGTGGTGGGTGCATATCCCGCCGTGAAGCCGCACATCTTCCTGATGAACGGGATCTGGAGATGCGTGGACCGGCCCTTCCTACGCTTGCGCGGCCGCTCTGGGATCTATGGCCGGTACTACTGGTGGAAAGAATCGCCTGGGTATGGGGCCACCGCTACTGAGGCCTTCCTTGCTTATCAGGCCAGTCGATGAAGAAGAAACTGATCTTCGCCGGGACCTTCCATCAGGGCCGCAGGTACGTCCGTGATCACCATCTGGAGCCCTCCCAGTATTCGATCGTGGCCCATTATGAGCGCATCCTGGGTCTGTCCCCGTCCGAGTGGGAAGTGGTCCGGGTCGGGACGTGGTATGCCAATCCGGAGGTCGCCAAGGCCTACGATCGGTTGAAGCGGCAACCTCTTTGGACCGATCAGCGCTCGATGACTGAGTATCGGTCGGATCGACCGAATGGAGACCAGGAGGATAGAGTGAGTGATGTGGTCGATGACTTGCTCTATCACGCCCCGAATGTGAATCAGGGCGGCAAAGTCATGGAACGTGCCGCTGATGAGATCAGCCAGCTACGTAGTCAGCTCCCGGAAGAGATGCAGAACTGCACGATCCGATTCTTGGAGTGTCCCAACGGGCACGGCCGACTTTGGGCTACCAACTGGAAAGATCATGGATGCCCTATCTGTGAGATCGAGAGCCTACAGGCCGCGATGCAGGCCGTGATCAAGGCCCATCGGGATTCCAAGAATCAGAGTGTCATCAATCGAACCTTCCCGGATGAGGCCGATCGTGCCCTGTGGAAGTTGATCGATCCATGATCTGGAAAGGCAGGGAGTATTTCTTGGAAGATCCCTATCTGGAAGTCTTTTTCTATACTCTCCCTCGTGTGCAGTGGGAGCAGGAAAAGGATTCGATCAAAGTCATGGCCAGTAGCGAACAGCTCGCCTACTTTTCCCACTGGTCTGGAGCCCAGGAAGACTACTTCCATTTCACCGATGCCCCCATGTCGGTCCGCACCTCGCCCGCCCTCTTGAAAGCCCTCCGTCGCATCCTCTTCGAGCCGTGATACGATCCCTCCAGGCAGTGTGAGGGATCATTTTACGAGGGAGGATTCTCGGTCGCCAGAGTCTTCCCGGTCCCTCCATTGCCTTCCAACTTCTGCTTGCACTTTCCCTCTGATCCTGTACATTCACCCCTCATGCATACCGCTCGTCTAATGTAGGACACGGGTAGAGCCTTGAGGCCATAGCGCGACCCGGAAACAGGTGCGAACCCTGTGCGGTATACCAACATCAATTAGGAGGGTCTATCTTGGAATCACCACGTCCTGATCCGTATATCGAGCAGGTTCGCATCTTCCGTCAGAAGCTTGCGGCCCGTGGCCTTCTTGTCCTTGTGATCGAGGGACACTCTGGCTCTAGGGCCTCAGCAGACATGAAGCTTGGGGATATGCTGAAGGTCCCAAAAATCCTTCGCGACATAGCCGATGATCTCGATCGGGATGCTGCTCGTGTCCAACAGCAGATTGCCGATGGCCAGTTGAAAGACGGGCCGATTCACATCCTTCGCGGTGAGCCTGGTGATCAGCCCTTGGATCTTTCTCTCACTCAGGAGCCCCAGTGATGGTCTCCGTATTTTCCAAAGCTGACTCTATGTTGGGCGCCATGCGTGAGCACACCTTCGAAAGCCTCGAAGATGAGTTAAAGCGGATGTGCCCGAGTACCTACCAGATAGCCCTTGAGGAAGTAAACCACGCCCTCACGGCGATTCCCTCTTACACCAAAAGGGAACGGATCCTCATGCTCCTTAACTTCTGCCGAGGGTATTCCAGGGCCGATTGAAGATCGTAACCGTTGACTTCTAACTCACATCCGGTAATCTGTACCTAGACATTATAACTGGAGGACCCCATGGCGAAGCTGCATGAGTTGCTGGCGGCGGAGAAGACCCCGAACGGGGCTTGGAACCAACTCTTCGAGGACACCTTGAAGAAGTTCAAGAATCCGTCCCATTTCTTCGATGGACATTCAAAGTCCCTGGCGATGATCGAAGAAACCCCTGCCAACCGGGCGATCGAGGGCCAGGCACGTGAAGAGAAGCCCGTCACCACCACGGTGTATGACACCTTGGAGTACGCACTCGACATCTACGCTCGTGCGGAAGATCTCCAGTTCCAGAAGAATTCCACCAACCGCTGGGCCGTAGGCACTGTCATGTGGAAGGGCGAGGCCCTCTTGAGCGACATGCCGGTCGATCAGCTTCTAGGCCTTGAGGCCCGTCTCACCAAAATCCGCCAGTTGATCGCGGAAGTCCCTACCTTGGATGCTACAAAGCACTGGGCTCCGGCTGCCAACATCGGCAATCACATCTGGACCACTCGCTTCCCGGAGGAGACCACCAAGACCGAGAAGCAGGTCATCCCGGTCCTCATGCAGGCGGCGACCAAGGAGCATCCGGCCCAGGTCACACCGGTTCAGAAGGATGTCGTGGTGGGCACGTTCACCACCACCAAGCGCTCAGGCGCTGCCACGGCGCTCCAGAAAGCCGAAGGCTTGAAGCGCATCGATGAGCTGCTTGTGGAAGTGAAGCAGGCGCGGATGCGTGCGAATGAGACCCCGGTGGAGACCGGCAAGATCTCCACCACCTTGATCCCTCTCCTCTTGGAGCCGTTTGCCACCTCCAAGGAGGATAAGCAGTAACAGTTCAGGCTAGCGTTATCGTTGTCGTTCGAGTCACTGAAACTCGTTTTCATCTCGCCTGACACCGTTAGCGTAAGGAGCATCACTCTGCGACCAAGGTTCCAAGCACGCACTTGAAATGTTTCGCTTGGGAAACAACAGAAAACGCCGGTTCAAATCCGGTATCCCCCTCCAACTCTATGGGGGATTCGTACAGTGGCTTAGTACATCTGTTTTATATCGTTAGAGTCAGTGGCAGTTTGATGCCTGGCATAGCCAAGCTGGGCCGGTACGGCAGGTACGCACGACCGGCCCATCCCCCTTAGGAGTTATGTGATGTTGAAAGCGGTGGCATATGATTCAGAAGGAAAAAGGGTGTTGGTGATCGGGCTTACGCGCCTTAACGTCGATAATCTGGTAGACGGATCTCCTATCGATACCAGCCTTGCTAAATTCCCCAAGTCTCACTTCGATGAGATATTCATCTTCTTCGAGGAGACCGATGAGTTGATGAAACAGAAGCTGATTGCTAAGGGTCTTATACCACCTGATGCCCCGGATATTTTCGGAACCCTGTCATCCTAAAGGAGTAGAGATGGTTTTTCGATTCCGCTATCGCGTGTTAGGTGATCACACACACGTGCAGTTGTTCGCAGGTCGCACCGTGGGTTCTCTTGGGAACTGTGGGGCCCTTGTTTTTCGTAACGAGGAGTGGGAGGCCTTCATGGCCCTCACTCATGGCAAGCCTGGCGTGCAGTTCATAGCCGAAGGAGATCCAGTCCCTGAGATCGCTCAGTGGGAAGGGGAGGGTGGTCGATGAACGAGGATGTCGTTCTGGAAGATGGTGTCCTGCAGTTATCCTTCCGGGTGGAAGGGATACATGTCAACTGCTACTTCAGCTATGTGGGTCATCCTATTCAGGATGAGTATCTGGTTGGATCCATGGTTGCTCGCCCCTGTGAGTTTGACGATACCCTGTACCCTCGCTTCAAGCAGCTGATGAGGGAGAATATGCGGATCGCCATCCGGGAGAGTCAAGCGGATAAGGCATGAGCGCCCCCTCGTATACCTGCCCCGCCTGTAGGCGTAAGAGTTACAACCCGAGCGATATCCGGTATCGTTACTGTGGTTACTGCCACCGCTTCGAGGATGCAAGTGATCGGCGGCCCCCGACCGGAGCTGAAGAGGATAGACGAGTACGACGGCCCCCCTTTGTGGGTCTGTGGCTGCGCCGCCTGTGTCTGCGACTCCCACGCCTTCGTTCTTCGTGCTGACGGATCTGTCCTATGCGAAAGATGTCGCCATCCCGTTCCGCAACTCGAAGTTCACATCATCCCGAACCTCAAGAGAAAGTCATGACCCTCCTGCCCTCAGAGATTCTGGACGCTCATGTCAAAGCCTTGGAGCTGTCTCTCTACATCTTGAAGCATCGGATCTCCAAGGCCCGCAAGGCCGAGGCCATTGCCCTCTTGGAGCGATCCTTGTCCGCCTCGCAGCGCCTCATCGAGTCCCATCGTGGCAAGATCACGGCTGTCCCGAAGGTCGATCGCCTCCAGTAACCCGCGATTCGCGGATCGTCTAATGGCAGGACACGGGGCTTTGGACCCCGTAACGTAGGTTCGACCCCTACTCCGCGAACCATTCCGGGGTACACTACGTTCCCCATGAAGTCATCTTTACCTCCTCCCACTGCGGAGGAGCAGGCCAGAATCGATCAGATGCGGCCTATGGGTTGCTGTGCATGCCTTGCGATCGGCATCCACAACACACGTGAATTGGAACTGCACCATCTCTTGAGTGGAGGCCACCGGATCTCCCACTTCCACACCATGTTCCTGTGCCGTGGTCACCATCAAGGCTACTGGTCTTCTCGCCAACTCCTCCGTCTGACTCCTAACCAACGAATCTCGATTTCCTCGGGCCGCAAAGCTTTTGCGAAGATGTATGGCTGTGAGCGGGAGATGTGGGAGCAACTCCAGGCCCGCCTTGGAATGGAATGTCCCTGGCCCTCATCGAAAATCATACCGCGCCGCTTGCTTGTTGCTGTACAGTAACTATTACAAGTTGGATCGGAGGGTTTTCAATGACCGAGGACATCGAGACCAAGGCCAAAAAGCTTTTCGAGCACGATAGACGTTTCAAGGAATGGATGGATTGCCCTCCCTGGGAGCGCCTCCACCCTTCCACCCAGAAACACTATCGGCTCTGGGCCCTGAAGGGTAAACATCCAGATCTAGTGACGGAGGACGCATGAGGAGTTCCGGAAAATCAGCACGGCGATCTCGTCTCAAGGCCCGTCAGGCCGGTCGGTGGGCGCTCTTCGCTGCTGCCTACTACCGGCGCCATGGTACGCTTCCGGCCGAGATGACTAAGAGCGAGCGAATCAAGTTCCGTAACCGTGTGCTGGCAGACTTTGCCAGGTCTCGCGCGTGAGGACGGCATTCGCCACTCATATTGGTCCGGTCTTCGCCACCGGACCTGAGTTTCTCTATCCACACATCCATTCCACCTCCAAAGGAAAGGCACAAGTGTCACTTCCTAACGTATTTGTCTCGACTGGCGCGGTTACCGTTATCGCGCCCACCACCAACACTGATGGCACCCCCGTCACCCCTGGTGAGATCACCTCCTACAATGTTGGCGTACGCTCGCTGACGGCCACGGGCTCTGTTGCTGGGACTTATCCCTTCAATGGCAGTCTCGCGAGCAACGTGAGTCCTCTCTCGATGACCTTGAAGGCTCTCGGAGTCAGTAAGGCGGACAGCTATGCGGCCGCGGCCCAGGCCGTCACGGCCAATGGCACAACAGCCTGGGGACCGGAATTTTCTTTTACGGCAGCGCCGAGTCTCCCCCAGCCCCCTGCGGTATCTGTGGCCTGATCTGTAAGATCCTGCCCTTTCTATGGTTCTGCCCGAAGAAGAGGTAGACATAGTCACTGATAGGTTGGAGAAGAGATTGGTCGGAGACATGGTCTCCACCTATCCTCGGCGCGTGAAAAATAGCGACAAGATCGAGGCGTGGCTAGCGGATGAGATTCGCGATGCCATTGCCTTGATCCGTCGCCAGGCTTTGAAGATCCGAGGACTAGACGAGGATCGAGCCAAGCTCCTTCAGCAGCTGAAGGATGCCGAACAGAGGCTCTCTAATTTACAGAAGCCGTCTCGACGTTAGTCTAACCTCGGGGATAGAGTATCCCCATGACCCAAATATGGTTCGGCCCCAAGAACCGGGGATACACAACGGTTGTCACTCCCAACTCTGGATTGACATTCCCGCGTGTCATGGCCGTGATGGTCGGCGGAGATCAGAGCTACGGATGTAGCGCCGCTACGGGATTCCCCCTGTGGACCACCGCTTCCAACGGGTCAGCTGCCAACAATGCCATCCAGTCGATCGGCGCCTATGACATAGCGATCCTAAATGGAAGCGTGGAAGGCTATGACGCTTCCGGCCAGCGAGATCGGGAAAACCTCTCCCTGGCGCTTCTCAAGGGCGCGCTCTATACCGTCAAACTCTCCCAGACTCGCCGCTGTCTGCCTTTCTACTACCAGATGATGATGTCTGGTTTGGCCAGCGGCTCTCCGTACCAGCAGTATTTCACGTTGGTACAAAACAACAACTGGTGGCTCTATGAATCAACCGGTGGAACCGGGACCATCACTCCGGCCGGCGGCGGGGCGTCCGTGGTTAACTATTCTACTGCGTGGCCAGGTGGTATTGGATCTGCAGGAGCCGGCTCTTCTATCTGTGGTAACAATTACGGAACTTCATCTGCTGGGAGCCCCACAGGACTTCAAGGTCCAGCTCGAACCATGGGTAACTACGCAGCCCTGAAGTATGTTATCCGCAACAGCGCAGGCATCGATTCTCGCTTCTCTTTCAACCCTCAGATGGCCTCCCCTTCCTGTGGAGGTATCTTCATGGACAACACCTTTGTTGCCCTAGATGGCTCCGGAAACGGGGTTATCCATGACTCCTCCCTAGACGGGATCACCATCGCTCCGGGTAATCAGCAAGGCGGCGGATTCCCTGGGTTGGACACCGTGCAACCGGTCATGGCGCGTGGCAACCGGAACATGTTCGACCAGTTCCAGGCCATGGTCGCCACCTACCAGCCGGGAGCCACGGTCTACAACTTCGCCAACTTCGGTCAGTATGCGAACGCCTACCAGTTTGGCCGAACGGCCCTTCTCGGAGCTGGCCTGGATAATCTTCACGGAGGCTTGCTCGAAAATGCGATGTTCTCTGGCAACAATGCCTGGGAATGGTTCCAGAGGGGAAATTTCGGCACCGGTCAGCTCGACCCTTCTGGTTGGGCTAATCTGCTCGCTAACTACTACCTCGGCATGGATTTTTGCCTCTCCCCCAAGCTGGTTGGGATCGGGGCCCGCTTCCCCACGGCCTCCACGCCTTCCCAGTTCGGCGTCAACGGCATCCTGACCAATGTCACCCAAGGGAGTGCCCTGGAATACCAGACCATGCGCTACGGCCTGTGTACGGCCCTCATGGACGATGGCTACTTCGCTCCGGGCACGGTAAATGGCTATGACTGGCAGCAGCTTCGCTGGTATGACGAGTACGGCGATGACTCTCTCACCCAGGTGAACGTCAAACGCGGCTACCTCGGCTTCCCGAAGACTTCCCGACCAATCGCCCCGGCGTTTGCCGGTGGCACCTTCGGTGGCTGGCTGCGCCTATTCGACAACGGCAAGGTACTGGTCAATCCCAGGGGCAACGGGGTCCAGACCTATAATATCTCCGGTACCCGCCTTCTCGGCTCTCAGCAGCCCTCGATCAATAACGGCGCCACTGTCACCTCTGTTACTCTACAGGACGGTGATGGGGCCATTCTTCTGAATTGACATGACTACAGAAAATCGAACGCTCTTTCGCTGGTATCGTTGCCACGGCTGCGAAATGGAATACCCAATGGATCACGTCAGGGCCTCCTGGGGCTGTGACTGCCCCGACCCGGATATTCATGTGCATAACGATCTCGACGGGGAGAGGCCAAAGGACAAGAGAGTGGTTGCCAAGGGCCACAACAAGAAACCTCCTTATGGCACATAGACCTGATACCTACGATATCTGGAGCTTCGTCGAGTATTGTTTGACATACGGAGATGGCCTGTATGTCAAGGTTTACCGTAAAGAGGAGGAGACGGGCCGGCAGCTTCTAGTGACGCTTCCTCTGAACGAGCTGACTCCTCAGGAGTGGCGGCATTGGGTGCAGCGTTGGTACATGATGGAATCGACTCCTGTAAAGACCCTGGAGGAGTGGCAGGCCGTGCCCGCCGAGTACCCTCCCGCCCCCGAATTCTGAGATGTCCCGGTAGCTTCGGCATCTGCCGGTTCGCATAACTGGCGAAGAACGTATCCCAGTC